CAACTTAATTAGTTACACATAGAATACAAATATATTTCAACTCACAAGCTATGGCATCGCCATAACTGACATTTATACTATATCAGATTTATAGTGGTTTGTCAACACGTTTTACTATGTTTTGTATCATTGTACAAATTTGGCTTGTTATTTTTGCTGTTTTGTACATATAAATTTTATAAGACTTTTATAAGACTTTCATAAAACTCTGTCTTATAATTTTCTAATAAAATCCTTGTAATTTTTTAATAAAATCTTTATTTTAAATATTATGGGTATTTCCCCAACTAAGAATTTCTCTTTATCTGAAAGTGGATGATGATCTGAAAATGGATGATGTTCTGCACCTTGATAAAGTATTTTTCTGTATATGGCTAACTCTTCATCTGTCATATTTCTTTGTTCTCCTACAATGTTTGTAAGGATATCAATATAAGCTATCGACTTAGAATTTTCTTTTTCCATATCATTTCCTCTTCTTAACTTTTACATAATACTTAGATTTCTCTTGCTTCAATTCTCGTATTTGCTTTTTCATTTTGTCTACATCTTGTTTCAATATCTCCACATTCTGTTTCATTAACATTATTTCTATATCTTGTTTCATAGTTTCTTTTCTATTTTCCCTACAAGGTTTATGCCCATACTCGTTTTCCCAAATACAGGGCTCGATATTAGGCTCACAAGGGATTCCGTGCATTATCTTATAAACATCTTCTTCAATGCCCATTGTATACAATTCTCCTTTATATTTATAAATATCTGTTTTTCATCTTTCTTATGAAATTATTCTGAATATATTTCTTATAGGGTACTAGAAATTAATCTAGTACCCTAAAATTATTTTTGAACCAATGTCAGAAGTGGGTAAATACCAAACTCGGCATTGGCTGGTCTTGCGTGAATTGTTCTTTTATCAATGTCATAATATCCGTAACAATTCATACCCGAATATGACGATAGCCACATTCCACCAGTAGTATCATAACCAAAGCCTGTTAAAGCTGTAGTAATTGGCTTGTTTGCAAAGTATGGCAACTGTGACTCCATGCCTGAATTGTCATAACAACCCGATGTAACATAATGTCCGAAAATCTCAGGTTCACTCGGTAATCTAAGCGAATAGGAGGTATAGCTATCACTATAGCCATAGTTTTCCACACTTCTTCCACCACCATTGACATAAGTGTAACTTGTGGCTGATTTGTTAATCATAAGTGGTAATGGGTCTGAAAACTCAGCAAGATTATTTCCAAAAATATTTTTAAAATGCGCAGTATAAACAGGCATAACCTTTTGCTGAATGAATGTTTGAGAGTATGCGTGAACATCACCTAAACCTGTAGCGTTATCAATAACATTTGTTCCTATTGGTGAACCAAAAGGCATAAATGTATATGACCGTTTTCCACTTGAGGCTTTTGTAGTCCTAAGAAAATCCACAGCTACACATACAAAATAAGTATCATACTCTACCGTTTTTGTACTTTCTTCACCATTGACGATACAAGGAACATTTTCAATAGTTCCTTTTAATTTCAATTCTGTACCAAGACCCAATTCGGAAATATCGCCACGATTTATTTGACCGAGAAGCCCATCTATATTATCTGAATCATTACAATTCCATGTGCCACCTGCGGTATGAGCATTACGATTTAATTTCTCCATGCGAACACAACTTCCACTCAGAATAGATATTTCATCTGTGTTTCTTTTAACAGAGGTAGTCAAATTTTCTATTTGGCTTGTAATATCTGCCGTACCGTCATTGTTCATAAGCTCCGTTTGGTTTGCCAGTGAACTAAGCTTGTTATCAGTTTTGTTGTATATACTTACGCTCATTTGGTCTTTTCACCACCCTCGTTATCCTCGCTTTCATACTTCTCCCCAGTGATTTCCTCATACTGCTCAGGGGTTATTTTTCCCCTGTCGGCAAAATCCTTGACCTGCTCAGCAGTGTACAAACCTAAATCATACAACCTCTTGACTTTTCTATACATCTTCCTCTTCCTCTCCAATTAGAGTATCAGTCATCAGTGCAGTATATAGCACCTGAGCTTCCAACTCATCAACCTTTGTAGCCTTCTTTGGTTGGAAGTCTTCTTGTGATAATCCTAACTTCTCAACCATCTTTTTCTGCAACTCTGTCATGTTGTACCTCCTACTTCTGATAGTTTCACGATGTATTCCTCTTCTGACGGCACTGGTATGCGATAACTGTCACCATTGCTTTTTTTGAACGTTACGCTACCCAGTGCTTCGACCTCCATGTTTCGCAGGAAGTCATCAGGCAGTATCGAGGATATATCTGTTACTATAGGGTTTGCTAGTTCGTAGTATAGGATAACGCCCTGCATTGCCTGTTTGAATGCGGTGGCATCGGTGTAGGACGTATCGTTGACATGTACACATCCGTCAACGTTTGCATTAGTCGTTATGCCTGTTACATTGGTTTTGCCCCAAAGCTCATTTTGCGTTTTGGCTGGATATTTTGAACAGAGAATGTTTGGTGCAATATCGTAATTTTTGGTTAACTTCTGTCCTTTTAGTTGAAACGTCTCAAACGACACACTATCACCGACACGCCAACTTAGCGTCCCCAAATCAACGCTGCTCACGCACTGAACGTATCGTTTATTCTCATAATCAACGTAGTTTCGTGCCGTTCCTGCACTCCAGCCGTAGCCAGGCAGATTGCGGATTGCCTCTGGAATTTGGTAGGCGGTCTGATAGAATGGAGAATAATTGGTAGCGGTATCACCATTTTCTAGCTGAACGTCATAGATCATGCCCACTATGGTGCACAGTGACACAAAATCAGTGTCGGCTACGAACGTAACTACTGCCTGATATTCTGTGTTTGCCGCATAACCTACTTCCAACTTTATCAGCGAACTATCATGTGCGTATGATGTGTTTTTCCCTTTTTGCAGTGACCACCGCAAACCGCCTTGATTAGCTGCATTTGACTTTACTTTGAATGACAGCGTATACTTATTTTCAGCAATAGTCGGAATATTTAGGGCAGTTGTCGTCAACCCCTTTGTGTAAATAACACCATTTTCAACCTTGTTTACATTCGCTCCATGATAGGTTTTGTCAGTATAGTCAAACAAATTCTTTCCCTGCTCCACGACCTCTTCCGTGCCTGCACTAACAATCTCACCGTCAATGACCTCAGAATGACCACCTATTGACTTCACCGACATCAGCTTTGCCCCTGTAGGAATAGTCTTGGCATATGCCGTATCGCTGTCAGTTTCAAACTGGTGTGTTATGCCGTTGCCCAAGTCATACAGTGCATTTACCCTGCGTTGCAACTCTTTGTCCGTTAGTTTCACGTTAGCTATCTCAGCAGTATTCTCAGCAATTTTTCCAACAGCCGTTACATAATCGTCTGGCAGGCTATCAGCCACCGCCTGTGCTGTCTGCGCAGCGGTTTCAGCGGCTTTGCGGTCTGCGGCGACCTGTGCGGCTATCTTTTCCATTTCCGCCTTATCGTATAAAATCACCGTTTCATCATCAGTGATATATACGATTGTTCCGTCTTTTATAGTGGATTTATCAACAGCTTCCCACTCGGCTTTTGTACCAATCCATTTTTCGCTTTCAATCTTGTTACCTAATGCGGTGACAGACTTTTTAGCATTAGCCGCCATACCTCTAGCAATAATATCTGTAGCCATAAATCCACCTCCTTAATATGTGATCGTTCCCCAAATTTTGTTTACACCCTTGACATTTTTAACAGTTACGCTATAGTAGCCACTAACATCTCCTGCATAAACATTTTCCGTTGTAATCGTATCAACTGTTGAGAAGTCACTTAGATCGACCATCATAAGCACTTCCTCTGCACCATTCTGAGTCAGTTTTCCTACAACCTGAAAACTGCCAGTTCCCGAAGCCTGTACTTTAAAGTCAGCACCAATGCCAACTTTCAGCTCAAAAGCTTTTCCATTTTCGTACAGGTTTCCGTTTGTAGCACAATACGCCATAAATCATCTTCCTTTCATATAACTAAAATATAACAAGGGCGAAGCTGTGTTACCTCGCCCTTTAATAATGATATTACTTAATAGCGCTCGCAAGCTTCTTAATAAACTTCTCGCCTGCAATACTATTCTGCTTATATCCCCACTTCTTCAGCAGAGCATTAACAGCCTTTTCAGTACCGTCACCAAAAATACTGTTCTCGTCAAGTGTGACGTTATGAAGTTTTCTTGCCTTGGCTATAATGAGCATTTCTTTTAATGCAAGTACGCCATTGGTCTTATTGCCCTTTTTATAACCAGACTTTTCAAGTGTTGGCAGTTCCTTTGTCTTTTGCTTTTTAAAACCATTAAGACCTTTTTCTTTTATAATTGCAGTAAAATCTTTATAGGCATAATTGCAATCACAGTTTCCGTTTACACCTGAAACCGAGCCTTTACTTGTGTACTGCCACATACCATAGCTACCACTGTATGAAGGCTTTGACTTGTCAAATTCAGCAAGCCATATACAATATTTGTTTTTACAATCGCTAGGAACTTTACTGTTAAGAAAAGCAGCATAGCTATAAAGCATAACATAGTATTTTTTCTTTTCACAATAACCGCAAAAAGCATTAATTATACTACCTATAGTAGAAGCCGATAAATCATACTGTGAACTATCTTCTATATCAAAAGCGATAGGCATTTCAAAAGTTTTGCCCTTGATTGCTTCAAGAAATACTTCAGCTTCTAATTCGGCATCTGCTGATGTTAGAGCATATGAATACCAGTAAGCACCTACTTTAAGCCCTGCTGACTTAGCTTTCTTATAGTTAGTTTCAAAGCACTCATCTTTTTGATCGATATATTTGCCGTAGCCTGCGTTTATCATAACAAAGTCATATCCTGCCTTTTTTACTTTGTTAAAATCTACATTAGTACCCTGCCAATGTGAAACATCTATACCTTTTATTGTTGTTGCCATATTTATCTTCCTTTCCAATTAATCTTCCTTTACAGGCAGCTTGTTCAATTCGTCCACACAGTTATGTACAAAACTATTGCCACCAATAGACGAATAGCTTTCGTATAGCCTTGCGAGATTTTCCTTTTCATATAATGAAATACTATTTTCTTTCATTCTTGAATTGTAAATCACTAAAATCGAATTTCTTAACGTAGCTTGCAAAGCCAAACTCTGTTTTTGTAGTTCGGCTTCCATGCCCTTGTTCTGTTCTACCTGTCTTTCCACTAATGCTGTTAGTTTATCTATTTTTTTATTTAGATTATCTTTGTCACTTGTTTTTGAGATCCACCCTACAAATCTATTTCTTATTGGTTTAACAATAATTGTTATCAATGCTAAAATGGTTGTAATACTTCCACAGTAGGTAGCAATTTCCTTAACTGCGTTCATAATTACTCACCGCCATTCTTAACCTCATTAATAAAATCTGTAAGTGATTTATAATTCATATCCTTAACAGCACTTTCAAGCAAGATAACAAGCTCTACATCAGAAATCTTGACACCCTTTTCTTCGAGCAAAGTAAGCATAGTTTCTTTAGCCCTTTCAAGCTTTTCTGTACCGTGAACGTCTTTATAAATTTGCTCTATGTATTTGACCGTTGTACTTGCAACATCTTTCTTAATGCTGTCATTTGCAATTTTTGTATACTTTGATTTAACAAAGCCAACAATAGCTGTCATAACCGCTGTTAAAATTACAGGTAAATACTCTGTAATCATCTGAGTAATAATCTCTTTCATAACTTTTCCTCCAATGATAAAAGAGGGTTATTAGCCCTCTTTTATTTCAGTATTATTTTTATATGCGTTTCATCAATACGTTTGATAACTCTATAACCACTATCTGACTTGGTTGCCACGCCATTCACACTAGCCGTACAATATCCATTGACTTCGCACGTTCCGTCATCTTGAACTACTAACTGTCCTAGCAAACCAACTTTGCCATATTCTTTTCTTGCCCCACGAGGAATATATTCAAGCGTATCGTTATAGTTTTCATTCACTATAGGATTGTGTGACTCGTCATAAATTAATCGTCCATAAACGTCTGTTTTATACTTATCGTGCCAATCCAATTCAGCAGAGTTACCAACAATAGACGGATTAGCTGATATAACACCAAGGATATAGTCGCCCTTATTTGCAAGTTTGATTTTATCACCGTCAAGCGTAACAAACAAACCAATTCTGTCTTGATTTTTAGTGTTGCCGTCAAGCCATTCAAAATATTCGGCATAGTCAGCACCTATAGTTTTGTACGCACCGCCAGCATAGATATTGCCTGAAAAATCCACTTGCATTGCAGAATTTTCAAGTGCAGAACCATTTCCTATATTAAATAGTATATTGGCGTTTTCTGAACTTTTATAAGTTTGTTTTGCATTGACACCTATAATAGTTTGATTATCTGCTGTGGCACGATTATGCGAACCTGCGACAAGACAATTATCATAATTGATAATTTCATTGTTATATCCAAATACAGCATTATTGGTTGCCATTTGGTCTTTAGTTTTATCGCCCTTAACAGTATTCAATGTACCAACTATAATACTATCAGCCACACCCTCTAGCAAATTATTCATGCCGTTAATATATGTGTCACGAGAATTGGAAATAGTATTTTTTGCACCGCTACAATCAACTGCCGCACTATACTCAGACGTGTTCCACATACCGCTAATGCGATTAGAAAAACCGCCAACGCTAGTGTTATTAAAACCTGTCAGAGAATTTAAGCTGCTATTTTCACGAGTATAGTTCACTAACATCCTCAGCATACTATTTGTTTTCATTTCTGAAAAATCAATGTACTTATTACTATCATAAGTATACTCATAACAATGGTTTGCTTGACCCTCGATATGGTTATAATCACCATGAGCGATATTTTCAAGATGAATGGTAATCTGTTCTGTACCGTTAGGGTCTATAGTATACCAATATGAATTACCATAGTAATTAAACTTTTCGGAAACATGACTACCGCCACTATCAACGTATTCAATAAATCGTCCCACATTAGAATTTTGGCTTCCAAGAGGTACAGGTTTACCATTCCTAATAGCAATGTAACCGCTGTTTATACCTCCACCACGAAAATAGATCCACACACTATCCCCCATACTTAAAATCTCGCCTGATTTATTTAGAAAAGATTTTTCAGCACCATTATATTCTAGTAACGAAACAACGGCTGTACAGTTTGTAGAGTCATAGCTTTTAACTGTTCCGTAGGTGTAGCCAATTGTTTTTTTGTTGTCTTGGCTTTCCTTAATTAGCTTATTCATTTTAGACATTTCACACACCGCCTTTACGAATAATCAGCTAAAACCATTTTACAGTTACCTACATAATTAACGCCATTTATTGTGAATTTTACAACAGTTCCGTCAGCAGGGAATACACTGTCTTGACCCATATACACATAAAATATTCCGTCAGTTTTAGCAGCATACTGACCCTCAATTGTACTATTCAATGGTATATTAAAATCAACTTGTGGTACAAGGTTCGTACCGCCATTGTGTAAACTTTGGCTAAACATATTATACAAGCTTGCCATTTTACTTCCTTGATGACCTGAGTTTGATGTTGGTGTAAAGAAACCTGTAATTTCTGTATTGTCAGATAACTTTCTCATTTTTGCAATAGCCCCACCTAATACATAGTCATTGTCTCCACTTTTAAACAAAATTAACATTCCTTGACTAGTAGTGTATGACATAATACTATCAAACTTGCTATAGGTAAAACTAACATAGTCAGCATATGGTGATGTTTTAGTGGAGTCATATTCACCACACCCAGCCCAATAACGTGACTTTGCAGGGTCAAACATTATTCTAAAGTACGTTGTACCATCAATCCAAAATGTCAAAGTGTTATAATCGGTGGACTCACTATCAGGATAATTTGTTTCAATTTTACTCCAAGCCCACTTATCTTCAAAAAATGTTTTTAAATCTGCAAACACAGTTTCAGAAGAAGTTTGATTTGGAGTACAAGTATAAGTATTTATCATCAGTTATCACCATCCAATTCTGCATTACCGCTTATTCCAATAGCTCCACGAGCGTTAGTATTTGTTTCGTTCATATCAACATAATTGATATTATGCTCTATACAGTATTTAACAACAGGCAAACAATTTGCGTTTGTGGTATCGGTTATACCATTTCCATATGTGAAAATAGTTCCGACTTGTACATTATCAAGGGTACTAAAATCGGTCATAGTTAAATTATTATATTTCCCAATTTCTGCGTTAAAAGAAGTATGGAAAATAATTTGACCTACACTTTTACTCTTTATTGAGCCGTTGGCTAAAGTACAACCATTTGGAATAGAAATGTTATTCACGGAAGTAACCTGAATAGCATTGCTCATAATTTCTGTTGTGCCATTTGCTACCGTAATATCAGATTTGTTCATTGGAACACGGCACAGTTTGTTTCCTTGATAAAGATTATCATTAATAACTTTAAAGGTGGTATTGGCACTATTCACAGTAAACTTGTTTAATTTCGGGCAATTATTAAATCCTGTAAAGCTAATCAACGAATTTCCAATAACAACTGTTGTCAACGCAGAACAATTATTTACGCCCGATACAGACAAAGCCATATTTGGAATATAAAATGTTACAATGGCATTATTGTTTAAACCACCAATCTCTTTTACTTTTCCGTCACTCATGAATGATAGGCTTCGCAATTTAGGGCAATCATTAAATCCATTCACATTTTCACAAGAATTTTCTATCCTTAAAGTTGTCAGATTAGGCATATCGTTACAACCCTCAACGTCAACCACATAGCCTGTAGTCGCTGAAGTTAATGATATTAAATTATTCATACAGTTCTCAGGTATAGTTTTTAAACTTATACTATTTGTCATTGGCAATTTTGCCATATTAGGCATATTGCAAAACGATCCGCTTTCAAGCGTGATACCATTGCTGTCGGTCACATTGCCATAAATTACAACATTAATCATATTACCACTATAGCCATTAAAAGCGTTTTTAGGTATTTTAGTAGTACAATTACCCGATTGAAAGTCTAAACTTAGATTTATGTTTGCTGATGTATTACTTGCAAAACCATCGGTGTCGTTAATATTAGTAGATCGCCCAATTTGTATAGTTTGAAGTCCAGATAAATCTCCATCAATACCTTTGCCCATAAGATAAAATCTTCCCTGCACTGTTGCGGGATAAATAACTAAACTTGTTGTTTCTTTATTTACATACACTACACATTTATTTGTAGTTGCCGCTTTGATGTTTAAGTTTCCAACAACATGACTTCCTTTTAGTATCTCGTTTTGTTTTATTTCTTCGACACCTGTTTGCTTATCAACTGAAACCATTGGTGTGAAATTCAAGGTGTAAGGTAGTTCCAAACCATTAACAAATGTGCTATTAGTAAGAAACGATTCAGAGTGTGAAATATCACAGTATGCTACAGGAAATGTAATCTTGGTAAGCTTTTTACAACCTGACAATACACCCTTGCTAGTCGAAATATTTGTAAGATTAGCAGGAAAAACAAAGTCTGTCATATTCTCAAATCCGTTTCCCATAGGTGAAGTGAGGTAGGTAGCTTTTACTTTGGAACAATCTATCTTTGTAGTTGTTCTTTTATCAAAAGCATTGTCAAAGTTAGTTAAATCATCACTCTCAGACACAATAGTTGTATCGTGTGTACCCAAAAAATAATTCTTTTTAAATGTTGAAATTGTGTTTGTGTTACGTCTGGCTACTTCGTTGTCATCATAACGTATCAAGCAACGTGACGGTGACATAGATTGAAATTCTACCGTACTATCTGCCGACAATGTATTGGTAACTGTAACTTCATTTCCTGTTATCCATTGAGCTATCAATGTTGTGTTGTTATTTGGTACAGTGTATACGTCACCATAATTGTATTTATTGCCTTGACTATCCGTCCATGCAAACAATTTATTCTCGTTATACATATCCCCACCTTGTAAAACGATTTGTTTATTAGGGGTTTGGTTAATACTTTTATAAGTGATAGTGTTTCCATCTTTGTCCTTGCCACCATTCGTGTTATAAGATATTGTCACTGTATCACTTAAAGTTTCACAGTAAATCGAAATACAATCTGTATCAAATGGCAGCCATTGTAGATTAGTGGCTTCAATACTCATTTCAGTAGCCGATAAAGGCATTGTAATAGAATTTACGATAAATAACTGTTTGTCAAAATTATAATAATCATTACTAACCCTAACGGTATTATCAACATTCAGATGTGGAGTGATCGGCAGATTATAACTAATACCTGTACTCATACAAGTATGTTGTAATAACATATATTCGGCTTGTTGCCTACACTTTTCCTCTCCGCTTTCTTCACTTGTATCTCCTAGGGGTATATAATAAGTGCCACCATCTAAGCCCTTATAGCCAATAGCATTTATGTTTACAGGTGATTGTGGGTTTTCATTTTTAGCTGTGTACGAATAAATTTCACCACTTGTATTGTCTGTTGTAACTGTAATAATGTTTACACCGTCATAATTATAAGTATAATTAATATCCGTTTCTGTAATTTCGGTTTCACTCAATTCAAATTGTGGTGATAAATGACGATACCAAGAAGGTAAGTTATAGTTGAAAACTCTTTCCATTCTCAATCTGCCATTGACATCGTAATAGATATTAGCACCATACATTTCGGCAATCTTATCAAAAATTTCACCAAGATAACCACCCTCGTCAACCACGATGTCGTCATACAAAGTTACATTATAGAATATAGGGTCAATAATCGGCTCAACAGGGTCAAGAGGTATGTTATTACCCAAATCAAGCATAAGCGTGTCCTTAATTAAAGTTGCAATATTCGTTCCTTTTTTAGAATTAGTTACACTAGCCTGATACTCAACAAGGCACATTCTAGCATTTAATGTTCCATCAAGAAAACCATATTTATCAACACCCTCAACATTTAATCGTCTACCATTAGAGTTTGCTGACTTTGTAATAAAAACACCTTGCGGAAACCAATAAAGATCTTCGTCAACTTGCAAGCCGATGAAGATTTTGAATTTTCGATTGTACCAAAATGAGCTATCTTTTTGAGGTATATATTTACCGCTTCTATCAATAATAGATAAAGAGCAAGACCTACGGCAGCCTTGCTCTTTATTAATTGTTATTGAACCATCTGTAGAAGATAAGTCACTTGTTATTTCGCCAATAGCACCTTCATAGTGTGATAAAATTTCCATTTTAACATACATTTTTCGCATTGGTTTATGTAACTCGGCAAGATAAGCATTGTCTATTTTATTATAATAATCCATAACACTTTCCTACCTCCTATCTAATAATTATTACATCGTTTATATCTTCAACTTCAATCCAATCATACTTAATATTAGTCAGCCCTAATACACTTGTGCTATCATAAATTCTAGTAGGATTATCTGAGATATTTATAATCCAAACATCGCCCTTATGAGATTTTAGCATAAAATCATTCTTGCCTTTAATAAATTTAGTCCATGCTTTTACTCTGTCAATATTATCGACTATTTGCCCATCAGGGCAATTAATTGTTAAAAGATCAGCAGAGAAAGAACCACTCTCGTAATCTGTTACTGTTCTAGTTGTTTTTGGCTTAATACCTGTTCCTGTATGTACTGCAAGACCAATATTTGATGTAATATCATTATCGGTCATACCTGTTATAAACTCCCAACACTCAGAAATAGCATAATACTTTTTATTATATTTTGTACCCAAATTAGTTAAAGAGTATATAAACCAACCGTCCTTATCTACCGATACTTGCTCTGATTTATATGGTTTGTAATCTCCATAACAAACATAATATTCATAAGTCTGCTTATTACCAACTGTTGTGTCAAAAAAGCTCTTTGTATTAGTAGTACCAAGAAAAACATAATCTTCTTCATTTACATTACGTCTAAAAATCTTTGCAGTACCACTAAGAGTTGTATTCCATGACAGCATTGCTATACGATTATTAATTATTAGACAATTAAAGTTGTTTACTAAATCACCTAACTCGTTGCCTTGAAACGATACTCTTTTGCTAAAATGATACATTTTATCGTCAAGTGTCATAATCTCACTAACAACACAATATGAATTTCCTGCTTGCATAGCATAGAAATCATAGTTGAGTCTGAAATTATAAATTGCAGGACTCTCGTCAATTAATTTCTGCGTTTCGCTATAAACAGTAAATTTTGCACCTTTCACAAACTGAGTATTTGCAGGGCAATAAATTATAGCCATTCCAGTAGCAGTATTGTAGTTAGAAATAAAACCATTAATACCCTCGGTAACATGACCCTCTGTTCCACTAGGCTCTACCTCTATAGTAATACACTTATTTACTATATTTTCACCTATGCTTTTACCAAGATTGACCTGAGTTGTGTCATTTGTACTGTCCTGAATAGTTCCGTCATAGACTGCATTTGAATTAATTATCTGATACAAATAATACTTATAATATTTCAAGCCGACATGATTAGGGTGAGTGTACGTTGTTTCACAATGTATTGGTTTAGTAGAATTGTTTTCATTTACTTCAGCCGTCACAATACAATCAGGGTCATTTCTGCATTTTACATAATGCGGTTTGTCTATAAAGTAATTAGTAAATATCCTAAATTCAGTGCCTACTTTTGGTGTAGTTGTAAAAGCAGATTTCAATGTAACCATGCCTGTTTTGTAGTCATACTTTTCAATAAACCTACGTTCCTCACCTATCTCCATGTATGCACCACCGACTAAGTAATTTGAACCGTCAGCACGTTCATAATAATAAGCGTCTTTCAAATTGCCTATTTCCTTGTTTATGTAAAATGATGTTGAAGAACCTGCTCTCTGAATTTTTCCACGGCAGAAATACATATCATACAAACCAACACCATCTCCATATTGAGTGTCGTCAGCTATGGTCGTAGGGTCTGTTTGAAAAAGAATGTATCGATATTGGTAATCATGACCATTCTCGGCAATATCGTTAAAAACTAACTCATTGACACCAACTTTATCACCATTATAAAAGGTGTTTATGTCACCACCCTTTGGAAAATAAGAGTGATTAACTTCGCCTGTTTTAAGGTTTGTGTACTCGCACAATGCCCAACGCATAGCCGAACCTGCCGTACAATTAAACTGATAACTGAAGTGTGGCGCACGATCATATTCACCATTTGTGTCCTTATGCTTATCTATCTTTACAACCTCATCATCAGGAAATACCAATGTAGGAGTCATAATCATTTTTTTCTTCACCTCTCTTATTTTCCAAAAGATAAGAGCCACTAAATAATTAATGGCTCTTTATTACTTTTGTATTTATTTAATAATTTTTACCGACTATTCTATCCAAATCAGCCTGTTGCAGATAAGCATTCATCTGTTCTAAGAATGTTGTGCCGTCTGTTGTATTGACAGTATCGATCTGGAATACAATAGTTTTATTGTTTGTGTCACTTCTATTTTGAATATTGTTTAGTGAGGACATTTTTGTCCTTACCAAATCTGTTATACCGTTATAAATCTTATCTCCAATATAATTGACAAGGTTATCCGTATTAGCCACAAGGTTATACAGTTTTCTGCCTTGCTCTGAATTGAAGATAGTTTCAACTGCATTTGGCTTTCCATGAAGTTGAGCAAGCCCTGTATAATCATCAATACCACCTGAACGATATGGCTTAATAATGTTAAACTTACTCTTTAAAGCGTTAAGAATAGTTGTTAGTGCACCCTTATTCTTACCAAGCATAGGATTAGCCAAGAGTTCTGATGAAACCATTTTGCCGTACAGTTCAGATTTTAACTGTTCTGCTTGTGCTTCATCAAGCCCTGTTCCAACAGTTTCACCGTCATATTGAACAAGATACAAGCCATTCGATTTAGCACCCTCAACAGAAATATCAGAATAGTCAAGAGCTTCCCTAGCACGTTTTTTGCAATCCTCTAAGAACTTAGTCCTACCTTCCATAGTTTGCATTTCTTTTTCAGAAACGTTTGTCAACTGTTTTATGTAGTCTTTGTTCTTATTCGTAATATCTGTAACATAGTTTGATAAAGCTTCTTTTTCTTTCTTGTATGCCTCAATTTCTTTGCTTTTAGCCGTTATCTCTTTATCAACGCTCTCAATTTCCTTTTCAACCTGATCTGATAGCTGAGAACGATAAGATTGATATTTGCTCGCAAAGTCATTAAGAATATTCGTGTCTTGCTGTGCTATTTTGTCCGTCCAATTAACGCCTAAAATATCTTTGGCAAGCTGTTCATTTTCTGTATTAGTAGAACTACTGATAAGGTCTTGCCACTGTTGTTTATACTTATCCCACAGTGAAGTTTCCTTATCACGCTGTTTTTCAAGGTCAGATACACGTTTATCAGCACTCGCCTGTTCATATTCCTGCTGTGCCTTGTTTACTTCCTCGGTATTGGTTTCTAAGTGCCAACCACTAGCTTCAGAATAAACATTTACCTTTTTCTTTTTAGTATTTTCAAGATTATTTAACTTTTCCTGTAAGTCAATAGTATCTTGTTTTTCTTCATTAACAGCTTTAATGGCATCAATTTCAGCATTGTATCTGTCCTCAATAGCTGATTTCTGCTCGTCAATATAAGACTCCACTGTGTTTGCAACAGTTTCGTACTGAGAAATAATATCGTCAAGTTGAGTTTTTTGTTCTGCAAGAATATTCTTTTGCTCTTCGAGAACATCTTTCTCGTCCTCGGCTTTATCTATAAGGTCATCAAACGTTTCCTCATAAATTTTCTCAATATCATCTACAGACAGTTTAACTTCAGAAATAGAAGAAGCTACCTCTCCGAGTTTTTCAAGGCTTGAAATAAGACCCTCCACATTAGCCTTATCATTACCATTTGGCAAACTGTTTGATAGTTCTTTTAATCTGTCTGTTAATTCTTTAGGGTTTTGTCTTATCAGTTTCTTAACTTCTTCTGTCAGCTTTTCCGTGTTGCCTGAGAACTTAGCCAAGTCAGGATATGATTTAAACAGTTCAACTAAGTCACTATCCGAAATACTTCCGTCTTGCAGACTTGTTAAAGTATCTTTAAGTGATTTTGCTTTATTCTGAACTTCGTCAATATCGTCCGTCCACTCAGAAATATCAAAAGTACCTGTTGTTAATTTTGCAGGCAAAGTTTCAAAGAAAGTATTAACATAGTCAATTAAATCCTCGTCACCATTAGCCAAGTTGATTAACTTATCTTTGTATTTCTGAGTTAAATCATAAAGCCTATCAACATCGTCAATATTTTTATTTGCTACAGCATGACTATAACTTTCAGTAGCTTTCTGAGCTTCATCAAATGCTTTGCCAAATTCTTCACTTGTGTTATAGTTTTCAAGTGTTTTCTGAATTTCGTTGTATTTATCAACGGCATTAGAAAGTTTATCATATTCCTCTGTTGTGGTAGCAATTTCTTTCTGTAAATCAGTCAACCACTTGTTACGATTATCGTCTTTTGAAATGTTTGCCCATTTCTCGGATAATTCATCATAAACCTTTTGCATAGTATCAATACGTTCTTGCATTGTACCTGCAAAGTATAATGTATCATCATCGTAACCACTCATACCAACGTTATTGTATTTTTTAAGTATTTCGGCTACTTCTTTGTAATCGCCCCAATCGCCGTAATCACGAGAACCAACCTTGTTTATGTCTGCATTACTGTTGTATTTTCCAAATAACGTATCGGGAACATACGCTTGACCTACTCTACCGCCATTAGAACCGAAAGAACTTCCCTCTTTTAACTTTTTTTGAGCCAAGGCGTAAGCCTCGGCAATACTCAGCTTCCTATCTTCATCATCAGGATCAGTAATATCTGACTCTTGATAAAGTTCGCTTTCAGCCTTTTCTTTTTTCCACTCTTTGATTTTCTTAATATTTTCAGACATTTTGCCATTAAGCAAGTCAAGGCTCTTAGCTTCATTGCCGTACTTATCAATTAAATTATCCTGAATAGTATTCAAATCGTCCTTAACGGTCGACAAGTCATCTGTTGTTGCAACCAAAGTTACATAACGATTTACTAATTCGTTTACTGACTTGTTTTCTTCATCTAATTTGTCAATAGAGTCAGAAAAACTACTTGTGAACTGAGCTAAACTTTCTTTTGCATTATCTGCACCATTGACAATATTATCAAAAAGTGTTATAATACCATCAAGCAAGAAAGAAATAGCTAAACCTGTAAGCATATTGCCAGCAATAGACAACGCTTTCATACCAACAGCAGCAAGTTTGGAAGAAGTTGCAACGCCCTTTAAAGAAGCAGACAGTATTTCTTCTGATACCGCTGCACCATTAGCACTTCTAGCAATGTCAAGAGTTGTTTTAGAACAGCCTTTTAAAGCTATTGACTCGGCTTCGGCTACTGATTTACCTTGTGTTAAAAGATTATTAAATTGACGGACGTTTGCTATTTCATTTACAGGAATAAGTGAATTGTTTTTAAACTGACTAAACGGATTTATCTTTTTAAAATCGGACAACTGAGTTATCATTTGCCCAAATACACTTATCCTATCATTACCACCATCATCTTTGGTTGTTTTAAAGACCTAAACCCTATATTTGCAGTTTTGATACAAATAACAATGGAGGAAATACAAATGGAAGAAAACACAAACGTGATACCCAACAAAAACAAAAAAAGTAATGGTTGTTTGGGGATTTTTATTGCTAATGTAATTGCATGGGGCATATTAATTTTAATTATTTACCTTGCCATAAATAGTGCAAGCTCTGAAAAAGACTACAGCCAAGAAGCTTACACAGCAGCTAAATTCTATGTAAACAAACAGTTAAAAGCCCCTGCCACGGCAGATTATCCAATGTATGATAAAAACTTTATTACACATCATAATGATAGCTACACTGTATCATCTTATGTGGACGCTGAAAATAGTTTTGGTGTTAAGGGCAGATTATACTATACTGTCACTATGGAACGTGACGGCAAGGATTGGACTAACGTAAATGTTAATTTGAGAGAATAGATAATGAGTATGAGTGTATGAGTGTACAAATGAGTGAAAGTAAACAATGTGTGTTCATGTATAACAAAAGCTCCGAGAATATCGGAGCTTTATTTACATTGTATTCTATTTATCTTTTGACTTTAACGCTTCTTCAATTTTCAACACATCTGGAAATATCAAATGCGAATTATTATTATGTACCAAAGCAGACACCTTTGTAGCCTTAGATACTATTCTTTTATAAGTCGTATAGTCAATGGCTACTGGCGAACCCAAATGTTGATACTCATTCTTTATATATTTATCGGTAACAGGACACATATTTTGAATTAAAAACGCTCTCTCTGCACCAAGCACTTTTCCAAAATCAATGGTATCGCATTTTCCGTTCTTGCTAATCTTCTTGTTATATATTTTTCGATATTTTTCAACTTGTGAAGATATTGGAATAACCCAATAAATATTGCTGTCAGATGTATCTATACAACAATAGCAAGGACGATCATGTATTTTACCATTAACAATTTCATGGTTGCTCATAAGTTTATCGTCATTAAAATCTTGATAATATTGATTGTCCAAAAAGTAAAAATGTCCAACTTCCATTGATTTATGCCCCTCAAAACAAATAGTCTCGCCTAGAGCGAGACTACATTTGAACTAGACTATTTATTAGTCGCATATCTAGCAGCGACAAACATTTGAACTAGACTATTTATTAGTCGCATATCTAGCAGCGACAAACATTTGAAGTATTCAATCTCTTGAATCATTTCTTTACTATATTATATGACATTAATAGTAAAAAGTCAATATACAATATGCACAAAATTGCAAGTTGGGAATTGGTGAAAATTATTTATGCTAACCATCACAAAAGACCCTAGAGAAAATCTAGGGTCTTATTTTATGGTTATTCATTATGTAGTCCACGTTATCTCTTAGAAACACTCCGTTGCATTTGTTCAGAACACAAATTCTTTAATTCTTGATATTTCTGTTCCACAAAACGGACTTTAGACGATACATCTGAACATTGATATCTCGCCTCTCTACTTAACTCATATAAGGTGCGATATGCCATATGAATTTGATACGGACATTTTTTCTGTATGATAATATTTCTATCTTTATGACTCTTTACAGTTTCAAGATTTATATCATCATATCTCTTGGACAAAAACAAATTCATATAATGAAGTGACGAATAGAATATACCGACTATTATCCAATCCGAAAAATCGTCATATTCTTTAACATCTGTGTCCTTTAGACATTGCACAAACAACTCATTATGTTTTATTTTTTTAGAATAATCCTGCGAGTTAGACACTAGGAGTCACCTCAATCACTTCTTCAAATTTAGGCATATTTGCTTCCACTAAATTCTTTTCGGAAGTAATCATGAAAACAATGTCTTGTTTATAATTAGTTGTAAAAGTAAAAGTTGCTTCATAATATTCGTCCAAAACTTCACCTATTTTGTCATCGTCAAAATCAGCAATTACATAGATTTCACTTCTTATACGGCTAACATAAATCTTCTTGACAACAAAGTTCTTAAACTTATTATTCTGCAACCACTTGATACACTTCGACATCTCGTCAAGATTGTCAACAGTACAACAATAGATATTGTCGAGAATCTGCTTGATTTCCATGTAATACGGCTCAATATTTAAGATATCCGATAAACTGGTTTTGTAACTATCTTCTGTACAAACATTTACATTTCTAACATAAACATCTGTAGTGTTTTTCATGATATCACCCCTCTCGCAATCCCAAATCAACTATCTTTTTGTCTTGCATATCCAAACCGACACGAAGTAATGTCTGTACAAATGGTAGAAACATCTTAGCTGGAAAAGTTATACCATTTGATTGTCCGTTAGTTGTAATTTCGATATTGTCTGTATCTTTTTGATATTCAATCTTCAATGATAGTTTAAGTTCCTTACCCATTTCCATATTATCACACCTCTCGTTTTATTCTAAACTACTTAATTACATTTTATTCTTTACTCTTTAACAAAAATACTAAAAGAGATTTTGTGAATAATTTAATATGACTATATAACACTTTTACAAAATATGCCACACAATCATATTTTAGACTTGTAAGGACTATTCTTAACTTAGTATACCCATTTTGGGAACTAATGTCAAGCCATATATTGGTTGCATTAACAAACATTGTGTAAATATAAATGTAAAATTTTTATTAACGAACAAATTTAGTGTTGACATACGCAAATGAATAGTGTAAAATAAATCACTATGCAAAATGATTAATAACAGTTTTATCCCACCCTTACTGTTAAAGGGCAAAACTAAATAAATGAGGGATAATTCATTTTTTTGGAAACGCTATAGGTGTTACCTATAGTTGGAGTACACCTTTATCTTGCCACAAGATAGTTACCGTCTACTCTCTGAACCTAGTCCGTATCTCCCGATAGGGGTTGGCTGCTGACCTGACATTTTTAACAACACTTAGCACCTATTATAATAGTATAATAGGCTTTTATCTCAGCATATGTCATCTTTGCTATTGTTTCCGAGTTTCCTCACTCTTGTAATACCATTGTTACAAGTAGTTGCAAAGCTTTAGCCGTTCCCAGCAATTTGGCAACCTTATTTTAAAACGTGTGTGACCTATGCACATATAGTTTGTGGCTGTGCATAAGTTGGCATCTTTAATAATTGTTTACCTACGTTTTTAAATGATAATCCTGCCATAACGGTAGGAATAAGTGTTTCTAAGACACCGAATTTACTGATGAGATTATCAAGAACATCAATAATTTGTGTTCCACTGGTGATACCGAATTTAACCAAATCACCATTAATCAGAGTAGCTGACAAATTTTCAATACTTGTCTGAAAACCTTGCACTCTTCCTTGAATAGAGTCAAGGTATTTTTCATACTCTGACATAGCAGACCCAGCAGAGCCTATTGAGTCATTAACAATTTTATCCGCTTGACTCATATTTGTAAGCAATGCAGTAATTGTATTGCCTCTTTGCTTCAATTATATTAAAGTAAGTCGCAAATTTACTTATATGTTATATTATTTCAAATTAATATGTTTTTTCAAACATTCATATATTTTACTTTTCGTATTTTCTGTGTAGGGTATTTCAACAAGTTCTATATTATTCTCAGTACAATATTGTCTTTTTATGTTATCATTATACTGCTGTTTATTGAAAGAATCAACTCCCCCAAAATAGTCAACTGCCATATAATGCTGTCTACCTTGATATTCAATACAAATATTCTTATCAGGCAAATAAAAATCAAATGGCAATGGTCGAATATTTTTACAATCTTGAAATTTGTATTGTTCTTCAAATGTTTGATTGTTTTCTAATAGGATTTCACGAATATTTCTTTCTCCCAAATAGTATTTTTCACAATTCGGACATCTATGTACTGTTGATAACAAACCTTCCCATTGGAATCCACATTTTTTACACTTAAATTTAATTGTTTTATGGGAGTCACTATACTCACCATTTAACTCTATGTTGGGATTTTTGTTGTGCAAACGATTATTAATTTCATCAAGAGACAATTTTAAAGCCTGAGATATTTTTTCTAATCCACAATAATAACAAGCAGAGCCTTTTATTAAATCGCCTATTCGTTTATGTAAACAATTATCATGTATTTTACAGCGACAATCAACATAATCATTGATATTAGAAAAATCAGATGACAATAATTCAATATTTGGTGAGCCTTGCTTAATCATTTCAAGAAGTGTTTCTTTGGGCAAATTTTTATGCGAACAATACTGACAACTTTTATTTCTGTACAAATTACCTCTTGCAATGATCTGTTCTCCATAATCTTTATGCTTGTTACAGATAAATTTTACATAGACTAAAGCATGATTGTTCTTGTTTATTCTAATCGTGTCAATATATGTAAAATCCAGTTCTTCACAACGCTTTTTATCTTTTGAGGCACATAGGGACAAATCTATTCTTCTAGCCAAATGGCATTTTTCTCTACCACAATAATAGCAACCCTTTCCCTCTAATAAATGACCTAATGTTGTTAATTGAACACCTTTTTCTTCATGTTTTTTGCAAATGTATTTTATTTTTGAAGCGGCATTATGAAAATCTGTTTCGTCAGAAATTAAAATATAATCTTTTTTGTTCATAATACTTTTTACATCTTCAAATGAATACTTTTTGTTTCCAATCTTTTTTAAATGCAATGACTTTCTTTTGCTTTCAATAGATGTTTTACTATGACGTGGAATTAACCTTGTCATTTCTTCGTCTGATAATTCTTGATAATTAGCCTTCAACATTTTTATTTCATCATCATTCCAATTATTATGTATTATGTTCACCTCCTATTTGTATTTTTTATAATATAACATATCCTATGCTTTCACATAGAGCTTAGACTATTTCTTAATCACGTCATTTATGACAGCAATTATACCTTTTCCATTTAAGGGTTATTCTCCCACTCCATTTGCGATTGAGCCGTACTTCTTTTGTTGCAACTATTCAGGATTTCCACCTTTATTTTATTGTTGCAACCCCATATGGGGAATAGTCGTTGAACTTTTACCCTCGACTTAAACTGTCCTATGGTCTAGGATAACGTTAGGGTACTTAGCTGCATGAACAGAGATTGTTACTGTACTTAGGCTTTTGACCTTATACAATCCTTACGTTATTTCTGCTTTCGCACCGTCATAATGTAATTTCTTCATTATTGTGGTGTAAGGCTTTACTCATTACCTGCAATTAAATATATTCTTTATGCACATTTCTGTACATTCAGGTAAACTCTACCTGCAATTTTCTCTATGACAGCGGCTTTTGATGTATCAGTAAGATCGTTCCAAACATTGGCGATACCTTTCATAATTTCATAGGTACTCTTAAAGTTCTGAGAGTCCTTCATTATATCAAAACCGCCTGTGCCATTTACGTTAGTAAGAGCTTTAATATCTTCCCTCAGTTTTGAGGTTGATACTGCCATGCCCTCTGTTGACTCGCCTGCATCTTCAAGTTCTGTTTTTGCTCCACGAAGTCGCATTGATAGAACCTTCAAACTATTTCCCGCTTCGGCTGCGTCTCCAGTTATTTCTGTAATGGCTGTACCCATTGCTATTGCTTGGTCTAGTGTATTTCCTGCTACGCTCAGTGAAGATACTGACCTTGACAACATATCACCAATATCACTTGCTGAAACAGCATACTTGTTTGATATTGCGTTAAACTTATCGACAATATTGATAGACTCATCAACTGTCATGTTATAGCTTTTCATAACTGTTGTTAGGTCTTGTACTGCTGTTGCATTATCTACTTCACCAACAACTGAATAAATACCTGAGTTTGTGGCAAGTGTTTCAGCTTCATCTAAACTATAACCACGTTTACCCCATTCTGCGGTTTGAGAAATAAGATCAGACAAATCAATCTTTAAATCTTTAGCCTTTTGACCTATATTATCAAAGAACTCGGCATATTGCTGATTTGTGTTATCAGTAACCTTACGCAATTCTGTCATAGCTGTATCAATATCTACAACATTATTATAGAACTTAACAGCTTCTCTTGATATACCTGAAATCACAGTAGTTAAACTCATCCAGCTTGTGAATTTTAAAGCGTCCTCTTTAATCTTGTCAAAAAAGCTTAAACCATTCACACCTGCTGCCTGTGCCTCAGAACTCATTGTCCTAAAACTACGATTGATTTTATCAACATTGACTTTCAAATCGCTCGCAGTTAGATCGCTAGCATTAAGCAACTTTTTGAGTGAGGCTATCATATTATCAGTTTCAACCTGATATGTACCGCCATTAAAAGTATTCTTGCCCATGGCTTTAGTATTAGCCTGTTGCCATGTCTGAATTGTGTATATTAACTTTTTAATGTTCTGCCTTGTAGCTTCTATATTCTGTTGTGATTTATTGCTAGAAAAACTAGCTTTATAAGCTACATCTGCCCTCTTTAACTCATTTGTTAGTTCATTGAGTTTAATACGATATTCGTCTAATGCTTTAGGATCGCCACCTACATTAGACAAACTTATTTTTAACTCATTAAACTTTTCTTGAAACTCTCCATTAAAAATAGGCGACTCTTTCCACTTTGTTTCTAAAGTGGTGAGATTTTGCGTAAGTCTAGCTACATTATTTTCTGTTTTAGTAGATGTAGCTGACGATTTATCAGCAGACTTAGCTTTTACAATAGCCTGTTCATATTCACCTGTTTTCTTGAGCAAACGTATTTGTTCTTCATATTCCGAAGAAATTAATTTATGTTTTTCTAAATAGCTTTCGGCTGTAGATATTCTACCCTTTGCATTTTTTATTTGCCTATTTATTTCAACAGTTTCCTCTTTGCCTGCTGAAATACGTTGTTTTTCTAACTTGTTAATTAGCGAAATGTTTTCGATAATTTTATTGTATCTACTAGCTTGCTGTTGTGCCTCGGAATTATCAGATTTTTCAAGCAACTGTAAATTCTTTATTTCGGTTTCTGCTTTTTTAACCGAAATAACTAACTCACGATATTCTTCAGACCATTTTTCATTTCGCCCAAATTGACTTTCGGTTTTATTGACCTTGTTTAATTGGGAATTTAAGTTATTAATTAATTCGGAAACCTCTGATGGTTGTTGTTTAAGTTTTGAAAAACTATTTGATATTTCCTGTATTGTTGCAGGCATTTTAGCCAAAGTGTTTTCGGCATTTGTAGTTTCGTTAAAAGAACTTGTAAGAGATTTTAAATTTTGTCTGATATTGCTTGCAGTAGTTTTTAATGAATTGAATAGCTTATCAACCTCTGCAATAGAGCCACCCTTGCCAAGATTGTCAATAGCAGCATTAACGGCATTAATTTCATTTCCTATACCCGATTCAATACCTTTATTCGCTGACTTAAATGCCGAAAGTTTAGCAGTATAATCCGACTTAGCCTTATCAATATCCGCAATCAGCTTTAATATACTCTTTTCAGAACTACTACCCGATAGATAGTCAAATGACCCATTTGTTTCGTTCAGAGCATATTTCAGTTTTTCAACTTGACCTGTCAAGCTTGTAACTTCTGCCGTAATTTGAGTAACTTCACCCGAACTATCTTTAGTCCATGAAAATGTCGGATTGCCAAACTGACTCAAAATCTTTCTTGCATTTTCAATAGTTTTAACAATATCTATTTGTCCGTCTTTATTAAAACCTGCCTTAAAAGTTTCTGCAAGAGTTGTGTCAATATTCTGTATCTCATGCTTTATATTTTTAACAGAGCTAGTTACCTGTTTTTCAGCAGCCTTTATACTACTCTGAATAGAAGTTACATTTAAACCACCAATATCTATTTTTAGATTTTTGCTGATTGTAGCAAGTTGAGATTGAATTTTCTTTTGTGTTTTATTCAAGTCCAACTCACCAATGATTTTAGCATGAGCCTTATTATCATTTGCAAGTACATTATTTAATTTAGGTATATCGTCCTTAACTTTACTTGTGTCAAGTTCCACAGGAACTCGTATTTTTAAATCATCTGCCATTTCACTTCACCTCTATTCCTTGTCTTTTAAGTCCTTGCTTTAAAGCTATAACGTGATATTTGTTATCACTTAAATCCTCTTTTGTGTTATATACAAATGGTCTAGCAACACCATGATACGTCCAATTTCCAAAATCGTACCCCCAACCACTTTCAATGATAGGTGCTAATTCTTGGTCTGCATTATCTGACTTAATCATTTTCCCCTGTACAAAAATATAAGGGTTAGCCATTGTGTTGTTTTCAACAACTAAAGTGTCACCTTCGATAGAAGAATTAATATTGCTAATATCCATTAAACCACCATTATCATATCGTCTTACATATTCATGTGGTACATAACTATCGTAAACATCTCTTTCAATATGATCTAGCATAACGGTGGTGACAACCTCGGCAACATCTGTAAGCAGAGCGTAATCAATTCTTGTTCTTAGTTCTCGCTCTAGTTCTTTAAGGTTTTTTACAACCATTTATTCCTCACCACGCAACCACTTTACAACAAGCTTTAAATCCTCGTCAGCTTGCTCCTGAGAAACTTTACTATGTGTTTCTATCGTAACTTTATCACCGTTTTTCAAACCAAGGCTACAAAGACCTATAATTGATTTGCCATTGACCGTTCTATCTGTTGTCAGATTAATCACAGAGGGACGTACCTGTGCAAAATACACAAACCTATGAATATTCCTAGCATTAGGCACTATCCCAAGTGTTATTTCCTGTTCTGCAAAGAACATATTAGTCACCGTCCTTGTTGTTTGAAATTACAATTTTATTTGCCATGTCATTACTGTCTTTCAATGTTTTCAGTACCTCATTTAGGCTTTCAGTGTCAATATTTTTCGTAGTAACACTAATCTGTTCTATCGTTTCTTTTGCCTTGTTTACAAGCTCCGTTATAGCTATGTTTGCCATGCTCATAACCTTTTCAGCCGCCTTGTATCTAACATTCATGTCAATACCACTGTCAATAGCTGCATTAATCATGCTATACTGTGCGTCATCAATCAACTCCCAAGCAATGTTATTATATTCCCTATCCAGCTCTCCACTATCATAAATCTCTGCAATATCATCTGATGAAAGTTTATGTTCTCCGTAAAGAGTGACAACGTAATATTTATGCAAAATTTCTTCATATCCTGCTCCGTACTCAACTGTGCCCTTGACTACATTATTTATAAATGCCTGCATTTCCACAAAACTAAGCTTATTTTTCATTCAATTTTCCTCCCATTTTCTTGCGTTTCTTTTCTGCGTTTCTTTTCTGCGTTTCTCAGTTTCTTACACTCATCATAATCAATCCACCCACCAAACTTTTTAGCATAAGTAATCCACTTATATGTAATGTCTGGATAGCAATACCAAAACCATTTACGTTTAAGTATTGCCACTGAGTCTGGCATACCTTTTGTATCTATAACTTCAGTGACACCATTTTTATAAGTAACCACGAAATCAGCGACATATTTAATTGGCAACACAGTTTTGCCATCGTGAACGAACTTCGGTTGCAGTTCATATGGTTTCTGTAACTCATACGAAATCACTTCACCGCTTTCCACTAAAGGACAAAGTACGTCACGATAATATTTCATTTCTAACACTGAGTCAAAAATAATACCATTATAACTACGTTTTGATTTGTCTTTATCTACATTAAACTTACTTCTATCTGTCATTTCTACCTCTTTATAAAAAAAATAAGGGCGGTCAATACTTATCATAATAACCGCCCTTTCTATTTTATTTAGTTTTTTTATTTATTGTACTATTTTTAAGGTTTGTAATATCAGCCAAAACATTATAGACCGACTCTTTATAATCTTTCTTTTTTAATGTTTCGGAAGTAATACCAATATTGGCAAGAAGTTTTCTTGCTTCAACCTTGGAAATGACTTCGTGCATATATTCTTCTATGATTAAATATAATTGATAACAAGATGGTGTGTCCACATATCTCCTCCAACTATTTATTTTATCACATTTATTACACGCATAATATCCATTACCACAAATAATACATTCATGGTTGTTTTCCATAAATTAATCCTCTGGAATAACAAATCTCAGAAGCTGACCCTCGTCACTACAATAGTCCTTCAGAGAGTCAATAGTAAATGGGAAGTCGCCTGTTTTGTCAAGCGGTATCTGAGTCTCAGGAGAAAGCTGTGAAGATGCCACGACAACCCAACCATGATATTCAATATTTTTATCACAAATATCTGTAAAGATTGATTCAAGCCAAAATTCACCTGATTTTGGCATATCATTCGTACTCTTTGTAATGTCAACTGCATTTTCAGACTCATATGTATAATATACCTGAATAGTCATTCCTTCCTTGATAGCAGTATCTGTCGGAAGTGTAATTTCTTTCTTAGCCGCATCAAGTGAAAATTCCTTTTCTGAATTTACCGCTGCATATTTGTAAGAAGCAACCTGTTCCTTCCTTTCATTGAGCAGATAAATGAATGATATTCCACCCACAGGAACTTTACTCAGAGTAATCTTTGTTATGTCGCTACCCACCTTAATCTTCTCTCTTTTAGGAATGAGAATTTTGTTAGTAGAACTTGCAACGTTCTTTTCTGTACCCCACTGAGCAGCAAGAAGTGACAGCGTAAGGAACGATGTATTACCTGTAATCTGAACTGTATCAGCGTCATAGTATTTTGCAATTACAGCACCTGTTGCATCTGTCTTATCCTGTGAAGTAGCATTGGTCTGAATGTTTACATCTTTCAAATCTTCAAGAGTCCAAAACAGCACTCCGTCAGTAGGCGAAAACATCTGACCTGAAATAGCTTGTTTAAAAAGCAATTTGTCTGGATTAAACATATTATTTCCTCCTTTATTTTCTATTGTTTCCGTTACCATGTACGGAAACAATTTAATTCTTCTTTATTCTTAATGTCCTTATAATAAATAGTACCGCTATATAAACCTGTGGCAAGCTTCTGTGCTTGATTTATGATTTGATTTCTTAAAAGACAATCATAAAAAACATTAATAGGTAACGACCAAACCGTGTCCCAGTTGTATTTAAACCCTTCAATATTTGTTAATGTTGAAATATATGGCAACAAAATAGAACGAAATTCTTTTTCTTGATACTCACCCCTAGCTAATTGTCTTTCAAGCTTGTCTAATTCATATTGCAATCTCCATTTTCGGGTGTGTTCATTTCCGTCTTTAATATTATTATCAGCGATATTAAGCATTTTCCTGAAATATTCAGTAAGCAGTTCATAATCTGCTTTACCTATTTGAATATTGTTATAAACATCAAATAAAATAATATCACCGCTATTCGTGTCAATATAGCGTTTCATCTTACCAAAATCAATATTACGGATTATAAATGAAACATCAGTTAGCAAATGATTTTCGACAATATCACAAAACAAGTCAAAACTATCTACTGAGTTAAAATCAATACCCTTGCTCCAAAGATATAGCCTTCTATCATATGGAGTTGAAATTATGTCAGACACAATGACCCAAAACTGTTTTTCACCTAGTTTTGACTCGTCTGAAATCTCGTCCAAAGTTGGGTTGTGAATTTCAAACTTGCCTAACATAAATGTTTCTTTTTTATTACGATAAATCGAAAGCTCGTCCATAACTAATTACCCTCACATGGATTTATCGTAAGTTCTTCACCTTGAAATATTAAGGTACGCCTTTTATAAACAGGTGACAAGTTATCAGGTACGTCTGAAATAAGTTGTATTCTGTTACCACTCCAACCATCTGAGTTGTTAAATAACTGACCTAATAATTCAGACACATAATCCATTCTTGTTTTGGAAATGCCAGCTTTGTTAAGTCTCATTTTATCTTGGTGACAAATTATTTGGATTATCATTTGAGGATAACCCTTAAATGCCCCCCATATTACTTTCGGAACTGAAATTTCAATGTTAAGGTACAGTTCTACATCAGTTTGAGTGTAAGGTATGTATAAAAAGGGGTATATATTAGAATACACAATATTTTCTAATTCTTCCTCGTCCTTTTCAAATAAATCTAATATATTATCTTGTGACAATATCATAGAAATAGCTTTATTTTTCCATTCCGATATAACAGAATTTATTGGCATTTTACACACCTCCCACTATATTAATTAACAATTCAGACAAAACATCATCAACTATACAAACCAATTTAAAAGAGCTACCGATTAAAGCATTGTTGTTTAAACACTTTATCTTTACCTTATTTTCATTTACTATCATGGTAATAAAATCTTGTTGTTTATCAAGTAATTTCAAAGACCAAGTGACACTCTTATCTGTTTTTGCAGTAAATGTTTTAACTGTACCACCACAACGAATTTCTGCATTACCACTGTAAGATATTTCAACAGGTTTGGTTGCATCATTAGGCTTAAAGTAGTCACATAGCATAAGGTCAATTCTATCTGTCTGCGGATTGTATTGACTCTCTGACAAGATAATGTGCATACATCTGCTATTTCCAAAAGAGAAGCTGACAGTATCAGGTCTAGTAATTCTATAAGGTGTAGGCTCTTTGTCATTATAATCAATAAAAAAACGCTTATCATGAGGAAAATATTTCGTTTCCTCGTCAAGCGAAATGTACATCATCAACTGATCGTAGCCAATGGTAATTATTTTTGTCTCATTTGTGCCTGAATTATACTGTGAAGCATTTTGAATATTACACGGCTTATAGTGAACTATGCCGTTTTCGTCTTGCCACTTAATAACGTAATTACACAAGTACAAAATAGATTTTTCATACAACTTGTTATTTGTAGGCTCGGTCAATATTAGCCAAATCTTATTATCGTATTTAATGTACTTATAGTCCGATATTGTACTAATATAAGTCAAAACCTGTCTTTGCCAAGCTTGTGTTGGCGTGTCAGGTATTTCATTCTGAATTATGCCCTTTGTAGCAAATTCATTTTCAAAATTCTCACCGTTGAACACTCCACTGCACAGAATAATATCATCTTCAATAACACTATCCTCTAAAACGTCATTAAAAGACATTTCACTATCAAACAACAAATCTGGTTTTTCAGAACCTTCCGTATAATACGGTTGCTGAATTATGTACCATTCTTTACTCATTCAACCACCTCAATTATACGCAGTGTCTTTAAGTTGCTCATAAAGGTCAACTATTTTAAAGTTCACCCAATCAATCTCAACTTTAGCTTGTCTTTTGTCACCCTCTGAGTTGTTTATTGATAAATCCTTAGAAACTATGTTACTACGTTTGACAATTTTGCTATATTGTCTTTCACAATAAAATCTCTTTATTGTATAGCCCAATATATTAACAACTATCTGATTCAAAACAATATCGTTTCCGTCAATATCAGTAAACATTCTTTTCTCATTATTAAAGTAAAGCTGACTAATTTGAGTTGAAAACTCGCCACAAGCCATTTTAAACCACTGAAAAACAAGGTCGTCACTTAACGCAACCCTTTCAAGAAATGTGGACTCAAAAACAGCGACCACATCTTCATAGGTAGTAGCCATTTTAACCACACCCTTTCTAAAACTTATAGCCTGAAATATTTTCTATTTCGTTACGCTTATAAACTGCCACATTGTCAATTCCAACTTCTTTGGCAAGTGGAATAATCATTTTCTTATCACCTTCAGTAACTACAAGTCTTGAGAGTTCAGCCATAAAATCAGCCTTATTGCTAATGCCAAGTAGTGCCTTTACGCTGTCAATATCAAGAATAACAGGATCATTATTATCACTCTCGTCAAGTGAAAAAACGTATCTTCTTATATCCTCGTCAAGAATTTTCAGATAAGCGTTATTGCCAAAGCCGTCAGTACCACAAAACATTCCATTGCCTTCCTGTATCTGAGCCATAACCTCTCCAACATTAAGCTGTGCAAATTTCTTTGCATTTGGTGGAATAGTAATATCTCTTTGTGTTTCCACAGCCCTAAAACCCAATTCCCAATTACGAGTGTTTTCCAAAAATACTCTATCGGTAAGCTGAATTTCCCTTTTAGACTTTACTTCTGTAATATCGTTATTCATTGTGGCAGTAGTTGTATTTTTTCTTACATTTGCCAAATTTTCAATCTTCCTTTCAAATATAATAATAATGTGGCAAGAGTTTATACCCTCGCCACATCAATAATTATTATGTAATTAACCCTGCTTTGTAAGCAGACCAATTTCAAATTCTCTGCCCTTTACAACGTCAGCACCAAGCTCCATATCGAAACGTGTCTTTACTGTACCTGTCTCAATATCATTGCCTGTCATAGTTGTAATACCACCACGTCTGAAGATATTTACTGGAGAATTTGCTCCCTGTGCAATAAACCACAAATCATTAGGATTGTAGTATGTGTCAAAACCTGACTTGTCAGCAAGTGGCTTTGTGAAGTTATATGGGTTCTCAAGTTCAATAAGAGCTGAACCCTTATAGAAGCCATTCAGACCTGTTCTAGCAATCTCATCTACCTGTGTAGCATTGAAGAATGGGATTGGTGTAGAACCAACTGTCTTATAGCCGTTCCAATCGCAGATACCAGAAATAAGTGAGAAGTCACCTGCAATACCAACCTTGCCAAGCTTTCTAACCTTATTTACCATACCATCAACCTGTGTCTGAGTTGGAGCAGAGTCATACTCGCCATAGAACTTTACATATTCAGTGTTATTCTTCAGTGCAGACTTAATGACGTCAAACACATAAGCGACACCCTTATTGTTCATGTCGGTCTGTACCTGTGCCATTTCCTCTGCTACAGTACCAGCAAAATTACCAGAAGCAAGCTCACGATAATCAATAGCCATACCAGAAGATATTGTCTGAGTTACGATTGGGTACTCTACCCACTTTCTACCTGCAAAACCGACATCAGAACCAGAAGCCTGAAGTCTGGCATCAAGACCCTCATAAGAATAAGTCTTAACTCTTGGCTGCTCATCATAGCCAATCTCACGATAGTTACCAAGGAAATTAAATACCTTTGTTGCCTCGAGAAGCCTTGGCTGTATAATATACTTTACAATAGTATTAATCTCTGCAACTGCTCTGCTATCGCCTGCAAGTGCCTGTTCACCAAGCTTTGAAATTCTTGAACGTACTGCGTCTACCTTCTGACCGTACTTTGATGTATCTTTGCCTGCAAAAAGAGCAGAACAAATCTCAACTACTTCGTTGAAAGCCTTTGCGTTCTTGACAGCAACCTCAGACTTATTCAGATTATTAAGTTCAAAAGAAGTATTAATCATTATTAAAACACCGTCCTTTATTTTACATTCATTAATTAAGCGTGTACAACGACTCTAAGTCCGTTACCGCCAAAACTTGTCTTTTCCACAATTTCAAGATACTCTGCATAATCAGAAACATCAGCATTCTTAGCCCACTTGCCATCAGTACCAACTACAAGCTTGTCACCTACTGCGAGTGTATTGTAAGCTGTTGTTACAACTGCATCGTCCATATCAAAAAGATGTCCTGCAAGAGAAGCAAGAGTAAAAATGCGTGGAAACTCACCAACCTCAATTCTATAATCATTTGGAGTGAGTGTCTCAGGCTTATCAATTCTGTTCATTACAACTGCAAGACCAGCCTGCTTTGCTGTTGTTGCGGTTGGCAGAGCAACAGCCTTTGTTTTAAGATCATATGTAACAGCCATGCCGTTCTCAAGAACAGCAGGTGTCTTGAGATAGCCAAAATTCTGTGCTACCTTGAAATCACCAATATTTGCAAATTTAATCATTTAAAATTCCTCCAATCGTATTTTTTTATACAAACAGGTTGTCAATATCGAGTTTGTCATTCTTATCGTCATCGTTGTCGGTATCTACGCAACCAAATATGTCAGCGGCAAAATTGTTCTGAGAATTAATCTCAACAGCCATTGCCTTTTCCTTCTTCTTTGTCTCAGCACCAATGCAAGCATTGATTTCTGTAACAATATCGTTTACCTCGATACCACAACCCATAGGATCTGCGTTAAACTTGTCAAGCTTATCCTTTGCCATGTTCTTTTCATCGTCTGAAAAATCTCCAAGAGCTGAATTGAGTTCTGCAATCTTTGCAGACTTTTTAAGTTCATTCAATTCTGCTTTCATTGTTTCAACGAGTCCGTTAAGCTCATTAATCTTCTCGTCTTTCTGACAAGCATTTGTTTCGGCTGTTGCCTTTTCATCTGTAAGAGTTGCTATCTCTGCATCTTTTGTAAAAATAATCTCATTCATTTCAGCAATCTTAGTCTCGTAATCTGCATTTTTAGTATTGAGTTCAGTAATCTTATTCTCAACAGCAGAAATAATCTGATTAAGCGTCTTTTCGTCCACTTTCTCGTCCTCCTTTATCTTTTGATTTAGTTCTATCAGTATTGCACTATCGTCACTAGGCTCGACAGTTAAAATGCAATATCCACTATAGTCATAAACTTTTGGTACTCTACCTTTTTCGACAGGCTCTCCGTCATACACTATTTTATTTTTGCCTTTACCAACAAATTCAACAGAACCATATATTGTATCACCATCATTAATTTTGTTTTCAAGCCATTCAACAAAATGTGGATAACGTTGCTGATTAATATAACCCTCGGCAATAAGAACTTTATGTTTCTCACCATCAATCTGAATATCTTCAATAGACCAACCATCAGCAGAACCTACTTGAACAGAATTTTCAAATAATGGCATATTGCCGTCTTGACCTGTCATTCCATGGTCGTATGGAATATCTTTTTCACTATCCAAAAATGTTGCACAAATAGGCATACCAATAATACTATCTGCATTATTTCTAACATACTGCTCATTGTAACTAATACCATTTTTGTTATAGTGATTACGGTCTTGATGAATTTCGTGTAGTCCCAACTTTACACGTCTGCGACCGTCCGACCTCTTTGCTTCGCTTATTTCACAATGAAACACTAACTTTCACCTCTTTTCTGACATAAAATAAACCTAGTCACTAAACGCAACTTAGGTTTTAGTTTGTTGTTGAAGGTTTTGGTTGAGCGTTTCCATTTAGATTTTCGCTCATTATGCTATTTTCGTTTGTCTTTTCAGCTACCTTACTTCTACCACCATTTGAGTGGTCTGCATCACTTGGATCGCTATCTTTGCTACTCATGGTATAACTCGTCTTATGCGTTGGATATTTATTTTCCCAATCATTATCCAATTCGTAGTCCATCAGCGACAAGTATACATCGCTATCCCAACCAGTGCTTGCAATCCAAGCTGTTAAAGACCCCTTACCTCTAGCATAAAGGTCGGTCATATATTTAACCTGTTTATCTCTATTTACAAAAGTAACAGGCAAAATAGCACACTCCATATAAAGCTTTTTATCCTTAATAATATTGGCGTTAATACATTTATTTAATTCCATAACAAACATATTTATCCAATCATATACATTTCCTGCAACCAACTCCAAATTCAGTGTTGCAACAGCATAGTTTCCTGTACTATTACCGTCAAGGACACTACTAGCAATACCCAAATCGGCAGGCACTTTCGATTTATTGGCATTTTCATTCTTTTCATCAAAAATAGAAGTGTCAACTTTTATGTCATTTAATTTTGTACCTGCGGCAAGCGAGAAAAATGACTTGCCATATTTATTTTGTCTTGTAGTAATAGCTTCTTTAACTACCTTATGTTGGTTTTTCTGCTGACTTTCCGTCAAAGTACAACGTCCGTCTTTTGCTTCAGGAAATGTTTGATAAATAATTTGATTGTTCAACTGATCTAATACATTCCGCTTTGTAGAAGTGAAATAATCTGCGTATAATACATCGTCCAACGCACAAATCATTAATGGCACACCATTAGGATTAATAGCCTTACAGTTAATTTTTGTCACCATTGTATTATCATTATTTAAAACTTTCCATGGCTTAATATTATTGTGAGTTGAATATTTACTATACGCTTCTCGAATTTCTCTTGGAAAAGCCTGTAGTTTTCTTCTTTTGTCATCTTCTACCATGCCGTCAAAATATCTTAAATCAAAAGCAACAATAGGTGAACCATTCTTTCTGCCAACTATACGGCAATAGTCAACAGGCAGATTAATAACGGCACATTTAACTCCCAGTTCATTGATCTCTACAATGTTTAAAGTATCAATATCATCAAGATACTTGTCAGCGAATACGGACTTTGTAATTTCAAAGTATTTAAAGTCCATTCCCTCAATCATATCGTTAAACAAATTATCTCGAATAACTTCCTTATATCTTATTGTGTCAAGAGTTTGTTGCATTAACTGTCTTGCATTTTCAAATTTCTTCTTGCGTTTAGTCTTTGACTTTGAATAAACCACCTTATCCAAGGTGAACATGGTTTTAAGATAGTTGATAGAAGTCATAACAGAGCCATTTTCATAGTACGCCCACCGACAAATTTTGCGAATATTTTTTATATGTATTTGCGGATTATGAGCAAATTTCTTAATGTCCTCAAGATTAATAGGCAAATCTTCAATACAATCTTCCCAAAAAGATGTCATTTCGTAAAAAGCATTTGACTCATAAGAACGCTCTTGTGTATTTGACACGGAGTTAGTTTCTGAAACACTTTCTGTTTTATCTTGATTGTTTTCAATAACATTCTCAGTATTCTCTGCAATATTCTCAGGCATAGCTTCACCTCACTTTCATTTGTGTTTACATTAGTTGAATAAACAACAATAATCGTATTCATCGTTATCAGACAACAAGTCCTTTTCAAGCAAGCAGGCAAAATGATTTCCATAACTTACACTCGTATAACGGTCTTTACGGTTATTGCCTTGCTCTAAGATAACGATAGCACCCGTTTGTTCTTTTCTCGTATAAGTCAATTCAATACATTCCGTTACCAACTCTTGTGTCTGTAAATATGGGTTTTCGTAAAATATCTGGGTATCTGCACTTGTAGCATTATTATATTCTGGTATCTTTTCAATCAAAGACTCTTGTGCTTCTTGCAAGGGTATTAAAAAATCAATCATCTGGTTTTCAAGAACGCTTGCGAACTCCATGGCTATTTCACTATTTAGCCTTTCAGAAGCGTTTATAATAAACACAATAGGTCTTGCTCCCTCAATCTTAATACGATTGCTAGCACCCTCATCATTCATACAAGTCCATGGCTCATATTCAACATCTCGTTCTTCGTCATATAAAACTCTAGCTAATCTATCATATATCAAAATACCACCATTTCTAGCGTCAAGAACACAATAGTCGGCATCAAAATCGGCATAAAGCTGCTTAATCTTGATTGCTTGCATATCTCCCTCGCCACCTTGAATAGACTCCATACCACAGACTATTCGCCTATAACCACGTTTCATATTTTTCGAGTCCTCAACATTACCAACTTGATATGTGGTAGTTTCAGGTAAAAGCCGTATACAAGAAAAGATAGAATTATCGTTTTTCTTGTTAGTAACGAACGCCATATCACAAGCAACTATACGAATTTCTCCTTGTTGTTTTGGAATAGCATAAGGATTTCTTCTATGTGCCAATACGTCAATGTTCTTGCGAGGATAAAAAGGCTTTTTGCAACGCATATTAGCAGAAAACATTGAATAACTGAAAAAAGCCGAAGTATTTTCTTTAACTCTTTCATTGAGATATTCCAATCTCCAAGTTAAACTATCTTGTTTTTTCTTTTCATTCTGCATTTGTTTCATAGTACGAATATTATGCTTGAGTGTAATGGACTCGTCAAATGCTAACAAGCAAGTATCAATATCGCCAGCCTGATAACTTTTAAGCATATTACTCTCAGCCATATCTACAATATCCCACATCCAGTGTCCGTTATCAAGCCAACTTGAAGATATGTAAATATTAATTGGTTCTTCTTTTAATTCAGAAATATTTTCATAATAAGGATCAAGCAAATACTGTGTCTGCCTTATGGTCTGAAATGGTGATAATATACTATCGTCAATTTCCTTTTTGATTTGTCTATATTCTTCCCTTATGAGAGCAGAACTTCTGTTCCCACGTCCCCTTTCCCCTGCCGTTACAACCGTTATCGTACTGCCATTTTTGAAATATACGATAACTTCATTTTGGTTATCTTTAATGCCCTTAATTTCTTCTCGCAATTTTGGCGACCACGCCATTAACTCGTTTCTGATTTTAGACGTGACAATCAGTTTGGCTTGTCCCTTTGTTGCGGAAGCAATAACAACTTTACTATTGGGATATAAGATACATCTACAGCAAGAATATAGTGCAATAATAAAAGACTTTGCAGCAGCTCTACAAGCAACAATAACTATAAAATTACATATTCCCATTAAATATAGAATAATGGCTTGATACCAATGTAATTTCAAGCCCAAATAATCAGTTGCAAACCTGTGCAAATTTCTTCTAAAAAATGTACACCACCTATATGTATGATCCACATTTGTCGGATTGCTTAGAAAATGAGTTGAAGGAAACTTAGTGTGCAACACAGCTTGTTTGTCATCAGCATACTTATTTCTCCTAGCCATTTTCACCATCGTCCTTCACGCAATAAGTTTTATCACGTTCATTAGTTCCCAAAACTAAATTTTTAATAGGTCTTAAAATAAACCTCTTGATATAATCACCAAGTCCATCAAAATCTTTGTAAAGTTCTTTATCCCTATAATATTCTTCAGGAGTATATTGACTAATAGTTGCCAATGTGACACCTAAAGTTTCTTCCGCACTGTTATCTATCTCTTGTACTGTTTTTAAGCCTGCCTGTTTAAAAGTGTCACGATACAATTTTGTAAACTTTTCGTAATCATCGTACCGTTTTTCCTTAATAGCTTTTTTCTGTAATAATTTTGTTGTACACAGGTCTTTTATAAAAATCTCTTGATTATTATCGGCATTTGGATTTTGTGACTTTAACATTTTATAATGTTCTTCCAAAATCGGATAATCCTCAGAGCCAAATACACCAAGTCCCCAACGTTCAACTGCAACCTTTGTTGGAGAAGATTTGCCCTCTGACTTTAATTGCTCTAAATCTTCCTCGTTATTAATAGCAATACCATTGACCTCAGACAAATATGTATCATATGTTTTACCTGCATATTGTTGTAAATTACAATGTCTGATATAATTTCTGATACGGCTTTGGTTTAGATCTTTTTTCTTGCAACTATTAAGCAAGCTTTCCTGAATGTAGATATCGTAATGTAAACATATGCGCTTAATAGCTTCATTTGGATCGCCCAATAATAACGTATATTGTTCTACAAGGTTATCTAAACAATGATTACAAGTTGGCAAGAAATTATTATTGCCATTGTATAAAGGTGATTGGCTATATGCAAAATTGTTCTTTTGTGTGGCATATCTTTTGCCACAGGTCACACATTGATAAGGCTTTTTTATTAACATTTCTTGTTCTTCATCACAAGAAATGGTTTTTATTACTTTTGGTTGTTCAATATATTTAGTGGTTTTAATACCAGATTTATTTTGTGTTGATACACTACCTTTTTTCCTTGGCATAACCAAACCATCTCCTTTTTATTTGTTTAATTTTCAAGCCAATATAAAAGCACTCCAATTTTCAATCAGAGTGCTTAATTTGGTATCTATTTAATTACTATTCTTTAATAACCTTGTTCTCAAATTTCTTGTAGGCATCAAGATACCACTCTTTTTTATCGCCATTGTATGTTAATTCATAATACATACCGTCAAAAAGAGTGCTTGAAAGTAAGTATTTCCAATTCTGCAATGCCTTGCACTTCCATACTGTGTAAACTTCAAAATCAGGCTTTATATCTGATTTGTCAAGATGTTCTCCAATATAATCTTTTACAATTTCTATTGCTTTTTCGTCCATAATTATTTCCCTCTCTATATTTGTGTAATAAAAGCACCCTTTTATAGCCCTATGAGTGCTTAATCGCTCAAAAATCAAATTTATCCTTATTCTGACTAATTTTCTTTTTATCAACCCTAATATAAAATTTTCTTGTCACGTCAGTTCCACTATGGTTGAGCAATGCCGAAACATCTTCTAGTGACATACCTGCGTTTTTATATAGCGTAGCTCCAGAATGACGAAAATCATGAGCGTGTAACGTTGGAACATTAATCATTTCACCAATAATATGACACCAAGAATTTAATGTGCCATTAGTTACCTTATCAAACTTTCCGTCTGTGTAAGAAACAAAAACATAGCCATTGTCAATAATATTATTTGTCTTGCGGTACTCAAGTAAACCTAACAGCAGTTCCTTAACTTCTTCCGAAAAATAAAGAGTTACAACATAGCCTTCTTTTTCAACTACATCATTGACAACCCTATTGTCAAAATCAATTTGTTCCCACTTAGTATTCGCAACCGCATTAACTCTAGCCATTGTAGACAATGAAAATAGAGCATAACACTGATATTGTAAAGCCCTATGTTTCTTATGATGCGTGTCAGCGTTTTCTACTAAGTTTTGTAAGGTAATTCTTAATTCCTGTACCTGTTCAACAGTTAAAAACGTCTGAGTAATAACATCTGTATCTTTCTTAGGTCTATCCATAAATTCCATTGGGTTTTCTGTAATTAACTTCTTCTTACGCAGAAATTTATAAAAAGCCGAAATTGAAGCCATACGCCTTTTCATACGTCTTGAATTATTACCCTCAGTTTTACAAAAATATAAAAATTCAGTTACATCATCTTCCGTTAAGTCAATAATACTTTGATTGCCCTGATTTTTGTATATGTATATCCACCAAGACTCTAAATCATTTTGATAGCCTGCGATAGTCTTTTCGGAGAGTTCTCTAAGTGACATATCAATTTTATATTTGTTCCATAGTTTCATTGTTTCAGAATTGATTTTTGAAAGTATTTCATCATCATGTACTTGAATACGTTTGCTTTTCTTAGCCATTTAACCTCTCCTTTCTTCTCATCTCAAGCTTTCTTTAGAGTGCTGCTTTTAGCACTTATTCTTCAAATGGGATTTCTTTAGAGTGTTGCCCTCACACTTAATCTTCTTTATTTCGCCCATAAGGGCTTGAATTTTGTTTTTGGAGTAATACAAAATTCTCAAAACCATAACTCCATAGCTCGCTGTTTTTCTGTCTTTAATCGTCTTTTGGAAACAACAAACCTCACCGACCACCTTTTTACAAGTTAGCCCTCTTGTACATTTATACGGCATTAAAATACCCCTCACTGGGACACATTGTTAAGAGGTGCGTGAGGTTGAATTACTTTGTAATTAAAACTAAGGATAGTCAACAAAACTTTGTCAACTATCCGTGCAAAAATCTCGTCAGATTTTTCATTTAAAAGACTCAACGTGGTACGCATTTTTAAGAGGCGTGTTGAGTTCTGTTTTGGCTGTCAGAGTGAGACTCGAACTCACAACCTCCGCATTAACAGTGCATTGCTCTACCGATTGAGCTATCCGACAATATGCAGGATAACGCTTGCTATCCTGCAAAATATAATAAAAGGAGTTGTATTTAACTACAAATTATTCGTTAATTGTAAAACCAAAATAAAGCTTTGGAACATAATCTTCTTCAATAAAATCCTTGCCGACAAAATCTCGCTGAACGAAAACAATACTCTCATCACCAACAATTATTGGCTTATCGTCACGTCTTGCTCTTTCACAAAACAACTCGTTTTCAAAAGTTGAAACAACAAATTCGCCACCATATCCGTTCCACTCAGGCGGATCAAGAGAAATGGAATTAATTTTAGTTTTATTGTCAAATGATAAAAATTTCTTGATAATCTTACAAGCCAACTTGTAATCACATAAAACACTAAAGCCCTCATTTTCCAGATATACATCTATAATATCCTGCATGAAAGTATCAAAATCGTTATAACTCTTTTTAATCATCATAGTATTCACCTACTTTACTTTTATATCATAGTTGGCAATCTTGCCAAATTCATTATCAAATATAAACAAGCTTGCACCTGTGTCAGAAGTTTTGTGTAAGGACATCGCATAATCATCAGTACCTACCATAGAACGTACTGTAAGCACCTCTGAATGTTTTGCATTTTCCTTTGAGGTCTGATGATGTACATGACCTGCCAAAACATAATCAATGTTTGTATTGTACGCTCTTGAAAAAGAACTTGTGCAATTCTGTAAATCCTTTACTTCACCATGACAACCAAGCACATTATAACCCTCAACATCGCTAAAACAAAAGCCTGTTTCATTCTCAATTATGTTTACATTTCGATTATATTTAAGTCTTTCCCTTATGAAAGCAATAATCACCTTTGCCATGTTTTCATCAGGAAAACTGTTCTTAGGCTGTCCGAGAAGTCTAAGTTGTGAATGATTACTGTCCTTAACCATTTGGAAATTCACTTTCACATATTGCGAAAGATCATTAAGCCAATTGGCAAGAAATTCAGCATACTTTATTGCCGAATCTATGACACCATATCTAAGGTGCATAAGCTGAGAATTTAATCTGAGAAGTCCTGATATACTGTCGCCAAGTTCCCAAACATTAATTTCTGCCAAATCCTCTTTGGCAATTATGTCAACAACTTTTTCAAGCATACTCCACATTCTGCGTTCAAATATCTCTGGAGAATATTCGTTTATCACATTGCCAAATAGATCTTTTATGCAAAACTCTATACCAAAGTGACAATCAGTAAATGCCAATATCGCAGATTTGCTATTACTTTCTCCAGATAAATAATCAGGAACTATGATAGGTTCTATATTAGAAATTGCATCGACTATTTTTTCAGTTATCAATTCATCTCGTGCATTTTCCCTAAGCCACCTATTATTCTCCAACTTCTCTGTTTGAAGTTTATATCGCTCTTTCTTTAATTCACGAATTTGGTCTTGAATTTGATTAAGGGTGCTTTCTGTATCTGCAAAAGTTTTCTGATTTGCATTGAACATTTTCTCAAAGCATTGGAATTTCTTGCGATAAGTTGACTCGCCAAAGTCAGCATTAAGTAATTCATTTAAGATATCCCTGACATCATTCCAAGTACCTATCTTTTCCTTATCTTTGCACACTCTAAATATAAGCTCGTCATCAGACTCGCCTTCAAATCTTTTATATGTAGAAATAATTTATTCCTCCCACTAACAGTTAAGCAATTTCATCTGTCTGATTTATTGACAGTTTCACTTCCTGACCGTTGAAATCTGACATAAGTTCTGCAAGAGCAATTTCACCCTCAACATCTTCAACACTAAATGTTATCTTGCCGTTTTCTATATTTACAATGCCCTGTACCGACAGAACGTTCTTTTTTGTTATTTTAGCCATTTATTTTAATCCTCCAATTCGTCAGCCCAAGTTGACACCCAGCCTCTATGGTTAGTATGCAACTCGCAAATCTGACAATGTTCTTTTCCTGAAAAATGATTTAGATATTTTTCAAATCCGCTTGCCTTATGGTTTGGTAAATCAATCTGTCCTGTATGCCCTATACAAATTGTCTTGCAATTCTCGCCAATTCTCGTTAGAGTCTTTTTAAGGTTATCAAAGGTTGCGTTCTGAGACTCGTCAATTATAATAACTGCGTCTTTAAAATTTACACCTCTAAGATAAACGTCTGTAAGAGGTTTAATATAACCCTCCTCATACTTTTCAGAAACAAGACTATTGGTACATACAGCCGTAAATGGGTTTATGCCAAGTGTTTGTAGTGCGTTATAGAGTGGTTCATAGTAAACTTCACTCTTTGAAGTTACATCACCAGGTAGAAAACCCAATCTACCCTCTGCACAAGGTGAAACAATATAAATAATCTTTGAGAACATTTTGTACTGCACAAGCAAGTTTGCGATACCAACGGCAATGGTAGTTTTGCCACTTCCGCTTTTGGAATTACAGAAAATAATATCATTGTCCTTGTTCCAAATTGCATTAGCAAATTCTTCTTGTTCTTTATCTAATTGTAGACTATAAAACAGATCACCGTCAATTTTTTCAGGTGGGTTATCATACGAGGTTATTGTATTATTATTTTTCTTACCCATGACAACACCACCTAATTAATTTCATCAAACGATGTGACGATCTTATCGACCACCTTGTATTTCACAAGTTCATCACGAGATAAATACCAATCTTTGTTTCTATTTTTGTTAAAAATCTTTTCGTCAATATCCGTCCTTGCGAGAATATATGACTTCATACCTTCAAGCTGTTTCTTATAATTTTTCTGAGCTTCCTCAATTTCGGCAGCACTACCCTGAAAAGCAGCAGAGCCTTGATGGACGAGCATTTGACAATGTTCAAACGCATATCTACGCTTGCCAGCAAGAAAAATAAGAAAGCCTGCACTCATAGCAACACCCATTCCAATAGTAACGATAGGAATGTGACTACTCTGTATCAGGTCACAAAAATAATTTGCCTGTTCTATATCTCCACCATAGCTATGGATGAAAATAAAGATTAGTTTTGGACTTTCAATTTCTCTTTCTTCCATGTTCATCTGAATAATAACCTTGCTAAGCTCAATGAGGTTATAAAACTCATCTACTTCATAATCAACAAAGAATGTTCTATTCTCTCTTGATTTCCAATAGTTGTATTCTTCAGGCGTAGGATATTTTCTCTTATCCAAACTATCTACCATGGAAATTGAAAGTTCTTCTGTTACTGTCATAAAAGCAATTTCCTTTTCTAAATTAAGTTAGTGGGTACACCCACCCTTACAGACGTACTGTAAGATATTTTTTTAATCGGCTCTGTACTTGGTAAGCAAATTAATAACCGCAGATGTTTCCTCTGCGTATCTCTTGCCACGATTAGAGCCATTGTTTTTCAGACGGCACGTTTTGAAAATCTTAACGTTCTTAATGTTTTGACGGAGATAATCCGCCTCGTCCTTTGTGACGAAAATCATGTGTAAAATAACCACCTTTTCAATTTTAATTTTGTACACAATGCCTATTGAATATTGGCTTTGTGCGTGTTATAATGTATTATGGATAAGTATGTCTATTATCTATATCCATAATAAGAAATAACACCATAAAATAAAAACACCTCGCAAAAGCCCAATAATAAAGGGTTTACGAGGTGTTTGACTATTTTCTATTTAAAATTGACTACTTCACATTATATTTCTGGCTTTAGCCATTGATTTTCTTTGATATTCAAGTTGTTTGATATGTTGACATTTATCACATCTTTGCTTATTATTTGCTTTGCTATCAACCACAAACTCCTTACCGCAATCACAGCAGGTTAAGACCTTGGTTTTGATTTTTTGATAACCTTTGCAATTTTTACAGTACAACTGACTATTTGATCTCTTATAAAATAGCCTTCCACAATTTTCGCAACGTGCGTATTTTTTACCTCTATACAGCATATATTCTTTACCGAGTTCTCTCATGTCGGTAATTTTTAGCACTATTAGAGAACTATCATCAATAAACTTTACTTGAAGATTTGTATTTCCGACAGCCAATGCTGGCTGTAACATTCCTGCTTTAACTAACTTATGTATCATCATTTCTTTTTCATATCTAGTTTTATTCACACTAGATAGAGAAAACAGCATTTTGTGGCTAGTACAAATCCAATTATTATTTCTTGCACAAAGAATATTTCTATATTTAGCAAGGCACAATGCCGTAAAAGCTATTCTCTCAACTGGTGGGCTTTTAAGCCTTGCTATATCTTCAAGTTCCTTTTGTGTTATGCCAATGTACTCAATATTAATTGGTGGATTATTACGTGTTCTGTTAACTTGTCTTTCAACGCTTTTCTCCCAATCAGAAGGTCTGTAATTTATACCTGTTGATTTGATAAAATCAGTTAGTGCAGTAATTATTTTAGATTTTTTATACTTCATTACATATCGGTAATATTTAGCCAACAAAAACAATGATTGTGACGGTTTTACACCTAAATCTTTACTTTCAATTATTTTTTCTGCCTCAGCAATTTCGTTTAAAAATATATCCATTTACACACCAATCTTTCTTACGGCTTTTCTATATTTTGTTCCACCATACTCAATATCTCCAGTTTCATCGGGTACATAATAAGACATCTGCCAATCATTTAATCTTAAAAGATTTTCAATAATAGTGTCACCACAAATATCCCATACAAATTTCTTAGATTTCTCTGTTTTATAGCATATATCAAGCAATATATCACACAACACAAATTCATCTGTGCAAATCTCAGAACATAGCTTACGACAATTTTCTGTCATTATCATCTTGTCATTATCAATTTGTTCTTTATCGAAACGTTGTTTCTTAGACAATACCATGTATTGAGTTATATCCCTTGTATAATTCTCATACATTTTTTTTAATTTTGGATAGTCAGAGTATTTATCATTTTGTCTGCATTGCATAACTTTATAATCAAATCTAGCTGACGATTTAACTTCCGTGTTATAATTTTCAAAAGCCAACTCAACAGCCCTACAAATACGATTCATGGTACAATTATTAGCACTAACAGGCATTTTTTTGTAATACCAATCCAAATACTTTAGCTGATCTTCCGTTTTATCTTTAAGAACCTCTAATTCGGAAATCGTCATGCCAAATAAATTTATACATTGAGCATTATTATTTTCAATATAATTTTTATATTTTGACATTTCCTGCGGATATATGTAACACATAAAATATGGTTTCTTATCAGCAATGATTGTTTTGTTAAATTCCTTTGCGACTCTTTCCTCGTCACTATCATTATCATTGTAGCTTAATGCAAATCTGTTGTACCACGCCTCAGGCATAGGCTTGGATATAATACCTTTTGCTTTATCTATTGCCAATTATGTTTAGCTTTTGTCTGTTATATTTTATTTATGAAACAACTCGCTCAGGACTCCATCCGTATTTTTTATACCTTTTCCACAAGGTATCATACTTAATACCTGTTATCGAAGCCCATTCTGACAATGAATGTGTTTCATCATTTACTGTCATATATATCGTATTTCTTCTGTTATTTGATTGCTCTTTCATCGTATTCCATCTGCAATTTTCAGGGGAATAATTTCCATTTACATTTATTCTATCTAAGGTACAAGTACCTCTCTTTGCTGTATTATCATAACCTGAAATTATTGCCCACTCTTTAAAATTAGCAAAGTCATCCCATTCATCACATATTTTAATTCCTCTGCCACCATAATTATGATAAGCCCGACAGTTCTTGTTATTACATCTTTGTCTCATACTGTCCCATATAGCGTAAAGTCTTGTACCATAGCCATTATGCTTACTATGCTTTTTTGAGGCTAATTCTTTTTTCAAACAGCCACAGGATTTTGTTATGCCTCCTGTTAAAGATGTTCCTCTAACAGTGACATAATTACCACACTCACACTTACAATTCCACATTTTCTTTTTACTTGCTTGAAATTGTGCAGAAGATAAAACAGTTAATCTCCCAAATTTCATCCCTGTTAAATCCAACAATAAACACCTCCTTATTCTTTATTTTTTCTTTATATATAACAGACAATATTGACGCTACTCAACGCTGGTGTGTAATACACCCTCTATCTTTCAATAGAGTTCGGACTATATCTTCTTCCGCTTGGGAGTTCACCACTGGCTTTACCAATCACTTGTAAAGCACTTAGTCTCTGAACCTTCTCCTATTCGGAGCTTGGCTGCTGATTATCCATTATAAAACATTTAGGATTTAACCTTGTGTCATTCTAACATTTTTTTCTACTTTCGTCACTTTCACGTTTAGGTATTTCAACCTTGCGTTGTAGTATATTAGACTTTAGGATTTTCCAGCAATTCAATGAATTATTTTTCAAGCACGTTACCGTACAAGCGAACTTTTAGATAAAAATTCTGTTGGAGAAGCTGACCGCACATAATACGATAATCTAGTATTTTATATTCCCTACTTTCTTTTGGATATTTTGCTTGAACATCATACATTGCAGTTATTCTATTTGTGATTTTACCAATTTCTTCACCAAAGCTGTTATAATTAGCCTGCATTAAATTGGACTCACAAATAATTTCTTTATTTGCCTTTTTTTGAGCACACATAATTGTCTTAGTTGGTCTTGTGTTTTTGAGCAATATCGGATTATCTGTTGTAATCAAAGCATCAGAATCCTTATCAAAGCCATTCAACGCTGCTGCCATACTGTCATGACAGTTGACAATATTAACAGTTGTCATGTATTTATACCATTCAGACATCATTTTATTATCTGTGATGTTCATAACCCTAATATTATTATGACAGCTCATTGGCGCTCTGAAACAAACAACCCTATCAGACCCATAATCAGACCAATATTTTGAATACATTTCTCCAGCTTTAAGTAATCCATAATCATCATTCTCAACTTTTACTCCAAATATTTTTTGACACAAGGCAAATGGATCGCCTGAAATAACAGCATAATTGCCATGCACTTTAAGTACACCGATTTTAGCCTGTGTAATTTTTTTCTTAATCATATAGTTAATACGATTTATAACAAATGGGTCATTTGCCATACTTGGCTCTATCATAACCGACTTAGTAACATTATCAATCTCATTTAAGCTAAAATCTTCATCTGAGGTAGCCCCATTTAAAAACAATATAGTTTTGTCAATATCTCCGTGAATTACATCTTTTATTTCATTAACCGTAGGGGCTATCAATTCTTGAATTTCCCCATCTGTTAATTCATAGCTTTGCAGGAATTGATAATTCATATTACGTTCATTTTCAAGTTTCTCAGGACACACTTTTGTTACTCTAAAGCCATATCCGTTATTTTTACAATTTCCCAAATACGAATCAATATTGTCATAACTATCCCACAATTTTAACATCGAAGTTGTAAGTATTAAGTCTACATTTTTTATATTATGTTCATTTCCCCATACATCAATAACAATACAATCACCATTTTCATTGAATGTACCATATTCATAGGCAAATTTATGAAAGTCAAACGTGAACACCATGCCCTTACAAAAGCTATTTCTTATGCAGTACCCACTAGGTATATAGTCCTCAAGAACATCTTTTGCCCATATCTCCGACAATGTAGGTGTTATTAAACCATAACCGTCACTGTCATTTACTTCTATAATTTCAGGATTATCAGGCTCAGTTAATACAGGCTCTCCGTCAAACTCATCTGTTATTTTTATAACCTTTTCTTTGCAAGTTACAATCAAATCATCTACCACAAGAATATCTTTTGGATGTGTCACAGGCACAGAAGCTGAACAAGTTAATGCTTTATAAGCTTCAAACTTAGCAGGCACAAGTTCCTTGTTTAAGTTTCTTCCATTATTCATGCGTCTTGTTAATTCCTCACATAATTTTATATGCTGTGAGTTCTTTGCGGCAGCATAAATAACTGTGTTCTTTTTTATACCATTTGTTGTGCCTATAAGTCTATTATAGTACGTTCCGTTTATTCTAAATCCGTAACTCAGCTTAAAAATATCTTCCTTATTATTCATTATAATCGCAACATAGTCAAGTTTACATTGAATGTTATCTAAGTCCTGATAACATTTCTTAATTTGTACACTCGTATTTCTCGACTTTGGCTGCTTTTTCAAAAGCTTTATTTCTCTCTTAATTTCCTTTATCCTATCTGCGGTAAATTTTCTATCTAATGAATTTATCTCGTCAATCATTTGTAAAATTTGTCCGTCAGCAAGAGAAATAATTTCCCTATTATCTCTAGCTTCTTGTATAAAGATCTTTAAATTTTTATCAGGTGCTTTTAAAATTCTTGAACTGTGCAACTTAAAAATAAACTGCTGATACATTTGTTGTTTAGCCATTTGTTATTCCTCCCATATATTTATTAATTACTGCCTTTTGTAATTACTTTGAAAAATATTCTTTAATCACAGAAACCAACTGCTGATTGTCCGAATATTTAAGTGTTTCAATTTTTACAAATTTAGTTGCTTTTTGCCAATAGCACTTTCTGCAATGAGTTGAATTATTTTTTATCCTACGATTATACATCTCTGTTACACACACATCAATCGAATTTTCTTTGATGAACATTGTGAAAGGAGCAGTAATATCGCTTGCAAACTTCATCATAATCAAATATGGGGAAGATAATTTGCCTTCAAGTATGTCGATTTTACAATGATGACATACTTGTGCATACCATTCTGGAATAACTTTGCAAACCTCTACCAAACTATGAATATATCGTCTCTGCTCTTGCTTTTTTAATTCCGCATTGTGTTTTTTTATTGATAAATCAATATATTTTTCCATGGTTTGATTCACAAAAGTAAATTTTCCGTCAAACATTACATTCTCTAAAGGTATTTCGTTAAAATTCCAAAGCAGTAAATTATTATAAGGTAACAAGTTTTTGTTCAAAAGATCTTTGACTTTAGACAAAGTATTGTTCTGATAGTCAAACATTGCATATGCAATATTCTCAATATGTGTCCTGCCAGTTGAATATTTTTCCTTACCGCCAATCCAAATGTCATTAATTTTCGCAGCTTGATACAACTCATGGCGTTCTATTTGCTCACTTGCTATTGGCGTACACTGAAATTCTATAACGTACTGTTGTCCTCCAAACTCAAACATGATGTCAGGTCTTTGTTTTGTTTCTTCTATATAACCCTCCATAACAGCCTTGACAACACCGTTTTGTTTCTTAATCCAATTAAATAATGCTATTTTACCTTGAATATGTTCTTCTGTTTCGGGTTCAGAGTAAATTGTCTCACATTTAGTTTTGTCTTTGTGTCTAAAATAAGGGCTTACCAATTTGCCATGACAATATTCATACTTCCCATGACAAACAGGACATTGCAAAATTCCTTTGTCCGCCCATTTTTTCAAAGTATCTCTATCATACTTATTGTCATAACAATTTATAGGTTGATTATTAATTTCTGCCGTAAGCATTTATATCTCCTATCTTTATATCTATCATAATCTACGTTCTATCGTCAGGAACATACATTAATTGTGCTAAATTTTAAAGAGTAATACTTCACAAGTAAAATTATACTCAAAACAATATAGCTGTAAAATTAACACAATTAATGTACAATTTTAACTAATCTTTGTTTCTCGCAGCTAAAAGCTTTTGTTTATGTTCTTCTGAGATAACTCTTTTAGTCGGGTGAGCGTTTCTAATACTAATGGCTTTGGCAGGAGCAATAAATGTAGCTCCGATAAACGTACCGTCAGTGTGTCTTGTTTCATCAATCTGTTTCCAACCTTGCTTTTTGCATTTGTTGGCATACTTCTCAATACAAGTATACAAATTAGCGACCCATTCGCCATTCTCGCATGAAATGTTAATTGTAACCTCACGTTCCTCTGCGGTTACTTTACTTGTTACCGTATATGTTTTCATAGATTTAACTCCTTCCCAATTCCTTTATAATTTCGTTGCTAACTAACACAAATTTAGTAAACTGTTTTCTATCAGACAATATTACATCTTTCTTAGTCTTAACCTTCTTCCTAGTCATTTGATTATGCCAACCTCTCGTGGTGTTTATCTTCTTGTAAATTATAGACAGTGTGTGTGCGTAGTGTGCCGATCTATCTTTCATAATCTCTGCCAATGTGTGAACAATAAAATCAAAGCTGTCCTCTGAAGTAAACTGTGTAGCATTATAAATACAACCATCGTCAGATGTAAACCTATCCCCATTACCTACACAAATCATAAGCTGATTACAAGCCTGAGTAAACCAAGCCTGATATACATGATTATCCGCAATAGCATTTATAATACTAGGTTGTGTTGTAGTGCAATCACAGTTATACTTGTCTGTAAATTCACTAAGAGCCGTAGCAGTACAGAAACCAAACATTGAAGTCATCTGAGTATAAACTCTATGCAACATATCTACAAACTCAATAACCTCACCTGTAGATTGTAAAGCATTATCCTGCAACTTCCCTATAAGCGGAGTACCAATTTGTTTCTTCCATATGTTCAAAGCCTTTTCATTTGGTATTTTCTTAGCCGATAATGCAAGTAACATATTCTGAAGCTGAGTAACCGTAGCTTGTAATAGTTTTAATTCATTGTCCTTTTCCGAGCCTTCCATAATATAACTGCCTGTTCTATGTATGGTTGGAAGTACCTCGTCAAATATCCAACTCTCAAAGCGTTCTGCGGAAGGGAGTTTACTATGTGCTATAAGACGATAAACATCACCCTCTGAAATGAATTTTGTTTTCTGTACACCTCCAGCCGAAGGGGTCGGTAAAACGCAGACCCCCTTACAATGAGATGTTATTGCGTCCGCTGGTCTTGAATACCCCAACGCCTTTGCCACATCAGAACCGCAAAAGTAAATCTTGTTATCAATATCTACCGTTCTTACCTTGCCAAAATCTTTGCTCTCAAATACTGTTACCATAGTTTTGTTGTTTTCTGTCATTTTAATCTACCTTTCCGTTTTAGTTATTGTCATATAATTTATTGTGTATCATTTTCTTTTGCCAAAGCTCTAATTCCTGAACACTTTTAAATCTAGGAATATTATCCTTGTTTATATGTATGTGAAAATCTCTTAACACTCTAAGACACAATCTAACTTGCTGTTCTGTAGGCGGTTGTTTACGAATTGTCTCGTTATTGTTTATTCTTTTAGCTTCTGCGAGTACACCATTGGCATACTCACTGTCTGTAAGTTTTGTTAGTCTAGGCATTGTTCATTACCCCCATTCCTGATTTTATTTGTATGTATCGGTCAACAAATTCCTCGAAAATATCTCTAAGAGCTGTATCGCTATCAATAACATCTATCATTGCTACGTTTTTACAATCTATTTGTGATAACAAATAATTTTCTTTGTAGGAGTTAAGGTCAATATCATAGTCTGACCTCATCATGTTGTAAATATCGCTATAGATAGATTTTCTGTCATCATCATTTGTATAACCTAAGATCTTTGCAAGCGAAACAATTTTCTGAGACATTTTGTTTTTCCAAGAAGAATAATGCGCAGGTGGAACAATAAGCATTATTTTCTGCCACATACGAGAAAGTTTGTCTTGCATTGTGGTGTTCTGTGCAGAAATGATTTGCAACTGACGTGTAAGCTGTTCATTAACTTTATTAAGCTGACCTACTTCATTGACAGTATTAATAATCATAGAATATTCTTCTCTTGATAATGTTACGGTATTCAAGCTATTGGAAATAAGTCTATCCATAATCTCCCAACACCAATCCATGAACTTATCTGCTAATGGTTGCCTAGACCAACGGCAAATCTCCATAATGCCTTTGCGGTTATAAAGTATTCTTTCACGCTCAACATACCTGTCACCTTCAACATAGCCCAAAGTGAGCTGAGTTGAAAATTTATCTAACCTTTCTTTATGCTTTAAATGGATATTTTTAATTGCATTTGCAGGATTACTATAGCCCAATACTCTACCAATCTGTTCTCTTGTGACAAGATACTCATTGTTGGCGTTACCCCAAAAGTCACAAGTTGCGATTTCATTAAATACGTCTGTTTCTACAAGTTTCAAATTGTTCATTTTGTTGTCTCCTTTATTTTATCTTACATATAATCTTCTTTGTATGTATCGTCAGTTTCAGCCAGCATAGTCCAATACTCACTGCGAAACCTTAAATATTCTTCATTATCGTCCAAGGGCTTGTCCTGAGCCTCGTATGTATAATCTTCAGGGAATAATTGTTGCAAAGAAGTTGTTTTGCGATTTCTACTCATTATTATCACCGTCCTCTGTGTTAAGATAAGACTCATTATAATCAGTCTTAGAATTAGTTTTTGAAAATATCGTCTGATATTTCTTAGTCGCAATAATATCGTTTTTATCAGCTAAACTGTAACTGATTAAATACTCATTAATAATATCTTCTATCATATTGCGATATTGCGGAACACACTGATATGGGTCAAGAGGATAACATTTATCCAAACAATTTTCATACAAATAGTCTTGTTCTATCTGGTATGTATCAAGTCCGTATCTGTTAGCAAGCTCTTTAAGAATTTCTCTATACAATGCACCCCTAGTAATACCAAGACTATCTTCTATTAATTTATATTTAGGGTGCATACGACCAAACCATGGACTATATGTTTTCTTGGGTAATTTGTTTTTCTCTAATTCTTCTTTGAGATTTATTACCTCTGCTTTTAATTCTTCAAAAGCCTGCGTATTATATGTACCAGTTTTACGAAGTGAAGGAAGAACCTCAGAAGTTACCCAGTGTTTGAAATTCTTTGCGGTTGACAATTTACTTCCAAATACAAGAGAATATAGACCGCTTTCATTTATAATTGTCATTCCATAGTGGCTAATATTTTTAAGGTCACCATTTTGGTACGCTTTAAGTTCATCATAGTTTAAGAACCTTTTATCTTCAATATCTACATGATCTTTTATAGCGTTAGCTAAAGCCTTACTTTTAACTTTTCCATTTCCATAACCCAATATCATTGCCACGTCCTTACCTACAAACCAAACTTCTCCGTCAATCTCAACCGTTCTAAGTTCTCCAAAGTCCTCGTTTTCAAATACTATAATCTTATTATCTATCACGTTTATCAACCCTTTCTAATTTTCTTGTTCTTATGTGTCATTGGTAGAAATTCATCTACCTTATAGGTGTACTTTAGTCTGTCAACAGCTTCTCGGATATGTTGTTGTACGTTCAGATCTGAACTAAGCACATAAACGTTAGGAGCATTATAGACCTTGCCATTCTTTTTATAAGAGCCTGTAATATGCTTGACTATTAGCCCATTATCACATAATGCCTTTAAATAGTTGTCTAACTGTCTGACCGACATATGTAATTCTTCTGCCATTATCGTTTCTTTCTTGTAACAACCACAAACACTCTCTGTTATAATTTCTGTATTCTGAAAGTTCCATGACTTTATGTATAAGTAAACACGAAGAAGTATTGACTTAGACAGCCTATTTGAAATAGACATTAGTTTGTCCCATTCTGTGTCATACAATATTACAAAGTTGTCTGGAGGGTCAAATACCGCTTTGTTGACCTTAAATCTTAAATGAGCGTTTGCATTAACATTATTTAATGATTTATAGTCACATTGGTTATCCCAAGTCAAATCTGACCTGACAATAAAAATATTGAAAAGTGCTTTTATCCTATGAGTGTTTTCTCTGTTACCTTTACTATAAATCGAACAATGACACAATTCCAAAATTTCATTTATAGATGTACCTACCGTTCTTGTTCTAGTTTCATATAGGTAACTAAGACAGCGATACAATAAAATTTCAAAATTGTCTGCTGAGTCAGCGTATATATATTTCTTGGGCATTTTTACAAAATAATTGTCAGTTATGGTTTGTCACCACCTTTTATTGTTAGTCCACCATTTTTGCAATCTGTATACCAAAAGTGTAGGTCAAAATGCAAAAAAGTGTGCAATCTGTATACTAAAAGTGTAGGTCAAAGTGTAGAGTAGAATAATATTAGATATCTTTAGTAATAAGAGAATCCTTACTGTGGCGTAAACGCCCCAGAAAAATTTATTGTTTACTACAATTAACTGACATTAAATATCACTTCCTATAACTTACAATTTTATAAACAATATTTACTTCTTGAATTTGATTTTAAAATATGATATCATTTCAAGTGTACTCGTTTAATGGTGAAAGGGTATACTACTGAGAGATAAATTGAAGTGAAATCATATTTTAAAAATTGCAATTTGAAATTGCAAGCAAATCAAGTAAGCAACTCTCAAACGTACTCGTTTAATAGTACATTTACAATTATAATGTACAATTAAATGGTTGTCAATATACTTATGCAAATTTATATGTAAACTTTTAGTGTATTGGTTATATTTATAATTACAATTTTGATTGTAATTATAAATTGTAAGTTTATGTGAGATTGTACAATTAATAGGAATTATGATACTGTGTTATTATGACAATGAAGTTTTGTAATGATGAGATATTGATTTGTTGTGCTGCGCACAGCTAGTCAGTTATATTCTCGCTACGCTCGTATATAACTTCCCTGTTTGATTATCGTTCCCTACGGTCACGCTAATCTTCACAGATATTTTTTCAGTTAAACATTAATATTTGTATGGATCGTCTGGCAACTGCTTAAACATTTTGTTTTCGTCTAAGCATTTTATTTCGGAGCGTTCGGTAAAATTACGATAGCATATTCGTTGTTTTTGCTTGTAAATCAAGGCGTAAAAACGTTTTTTTGTTTTTACAATAGGCTATTTTATGGGTTTTATAAATGATATTTTGATGGTTTTTTATTGTTTTGAGATGTTTCGGTGATAGTATATTATTTCTGAAGTGAAGTTTAATGAGTTGACAGTGAATTAAATTTGAATTTTAAACGAGTGATTGTTTAAGTGTAAAACTTGATTTATAGCCATTTTAGGATAAAAAAATAAGACCTATTATGGTCTTTCAGGGAGTGTGTTTTTAGGGAGTGATAGGTTATTTTTTTATGGTATAGAAATAATGTTTGCAAGTTAATTTTGGTGTGTTTTAGTGTATTTGGGCATATTTTAAGGTTTAAAAAAGTTTAAAAAATGGCATAGATACGAAGTTTACTCGAACGTGTTACCGAATGAAAATTTGGTTTTTTGGTGGGGTAGTGGGATAGTGTGCAGGAATTTTAAAAAGTGCTATTTTGATTTTAGATTTGGTTTTGGGGTGTGTGGATAGAGTGGAACTACTAAGGGGATAATCTCGTTTCCATATGTTCCCATAAATGTAAAGCCACCCCCTCTATAGCTATTTAATTAAGTATATTAACATATCCATAAAACCGCCTATTTGCGTGGTTTATATGTGTTTTTGCCAAAAACACATATAAAAATAATTGTATCATAATTCATACAATGTTAATATAATTTCTGCCGACTTCAT